TTGCCACTAGAATCTAATCCCAAGTAGCTCCCCGAACCAGCTAAAGAGCCTGAAATTGGGTTTGTGATTCTAATACCAACTGATGAAGTAAGTCCCGGAACTGTCAGGGCATTAGAACTTACATCAAACGTAAAGCCGCTGTTAGCGTTGAGGCCTAGTTCTCCACTGATTGTTTTATAAAATGGTATCCTTGTAACAGAAGCGTTCTGTAGGGGAAACTGCTCAACATTTTCTAGCTGTGATCCGTCGCCAACAAATGATCCGCTCATTGTCAGACTTACAGCCGATGTGCTCCCGCTTAAAACATTGTAACCCATAAATTAGCCTCCTGCTAATAGATGAACCACTTGGAAACACCATCCGAGTATAAACTGAGAGCAGCATTATCTCCAGTGATACCATAATTATCCGCATGGTCTATTTTTTGACCAGAGGAGGCCGTAATTCCGATCGCTTTTGGGTTTGTTCTGGTAAAAGACCATTCGTCTTTTATTATAAGAACTCTACCATAAGCGCTTGCTGCCGATGGCAACTTTATAGACACAGCCGCACTGGCGCTAACTCCAATTATTGAGTCATAGGCACTAGCTGTGTATGAGGTCGTTGTTAGTCTTTTGTAATGATTCCTAAAAGCACCAGAAACTATAGAAACGCTCCCTGTAAAAACATGTGTGTCGCCGCTATCGTTACCAAAATTACTGCTACCCGAAGATTGCAATTCTATTTTATTTGTGTGGATTACGTCAAACGTAAGTGCTTGAATGGTTCCGCTGATTATCATTGTTCCGGTCAAGAACAGCTTATTTGTGCTTTGATCAAATGTAAATTTAGAACTACCGGTTAATTCACCGTTAGTTGCTTTCAAATACTGTATGCTTTTTGCCGGTCCTTCACCAGTTACTGCCCCAGATAAATATGCCCATCCAAAATCTGCCATAGTTGTTTCCTACTAAAATGTGCTACAAGCGGCAAAGAGATTAATCTCAGAAGCGTCAGCACAATGAAACGCTACCCTGTCAACTCCGACAATTTCATAAACTCGATATGTGCGTTTGTCGGGTGTACAACTGGCAGGAGTAAGATTGGAATCCTCACCGACTATGCTTATTTCCTCTGTTCCGCTTTGAGCAGCATTTGTTCCTCCGACTCTTGTCATAAGAGGAAACCATCTTTGAAATGCGTGGCAATACCCAAAGACAGTTACAGTTTCGCTGTCGTCTTCATTAGTATCTTCAATCAACACATGCAAGTATCTTTGGTTTTCTGTTGCGTAACCCTGACTTCCAATTGCTGACGTGATTCCTCTTAAATCATCTAAACTCTCAACCGGTGTTACTGTTCCACCTTGAGAGCCTGCTATATTTTTTGGGCTTCTTGTCCTGCCCCAACTTGTATACTTATGTACTGACATAGTTATTTCTCCAATCTTTTATAAATAGTCATTTGTTAGCTTTTGCTAATTCCTTTGCTCTTCTTCTATCGGATCTCTTGTTTCTCAATCTTCGCTTATCAGAAGGCTTAGTATACCTTTGACTTTCCTTGTATTCGTTTATGATTCCAAGTTTCTTTACTTTCCTATTGAACCTTTTTATAACTCGCTCAATATTTTCGCCCCTTCTAGGCTTTACAACCAGATTTGTTGCCATTATTCTTTCCCCATCATTTTTCTAGAAATTGCAAATGATTTTGCATTAAAAATTTCACTTATATCAACTCCGGGATCATTAGGGGCCACATCAGACAATGGACCTCTACCGTTTCCAGTTTGAACAGGCGCTGGAGCCGGGGTTGTCCCTTCAAAAAGATCTATTCCGTTGTAAGCATCACGCCCAATAACATCAAGCAATTTTTTCTTTTTTTGTTTTAAGTGCTTATTGTTTGCCTTGGGTTTGGGCGCATTATAGTTGGATTCTGTTATTGTTTCTTTTCCAGATAAACCAACCGCAACTTCTTTTATAACATGCGACAAAGCGCCACTTTCTTCAAAAAGCACTTCCTTGATACACTCCTTTATAAGAGGTTTCAAGATTCTCTTTAGTTCATTTTTATTCATTAGTCTCTCAAAATTTTATCAAAAAGATCGTTAAGTATCAGATCTTTCTTTTCATTAAGTTTGTTTTCACGCATCCTAATGGTTCTGCCCGAAGCGCTCTGCTCTGGATATATGTAGGCGTCGGGCGTTGATGGTTCCGAAACAATGTCAAAGCAGATTAGTTCAAAGTCTTCTTGCACAACAGTGTTTCCCATGCTTTCTTTTACAGATCCAAGGCCTCTAGAAGAAATTCCTAATTTTACGCCGTTATTGATAAGATCTTTCAAGATCTTACCAGATGGTGTGTCTAGGACCTTTATCTTGCCCATTACATCATTTCCTTCCCACCAGATGTCTGTTACCATATGAGAAGCATTTCTAAGATTTATAACCGAGTCATCAGGGTGATCTAGTTCGCCTAAAGCCCTGTTGTCCTCTATAACTCTTTTGTAATTGTTAATCTCTCTATCAAGAACTTTACACGGGTAGACTCTTCCATTGCCATTCTTTTTTTCGCATGTCTGAAGTCTACCAGATAAATACAGAACGCCATTTGCCATTTCTCTCTTTTCCCTCTCGGTCAACAGGTCTTGGCAAATACCATCCTTGCAAAGTTCAAAAAATTCTGTTAATAATTTTTTAGCCATTTTCTTTCCTTATTGCGGGCGTTACCCGCTTGAGTCAGCTTCCTGAACAACAACGTCGAACGGGCTGTAACATCCATTTTTTAGTCATTTTATTCTCCTGATTGTGATCTTACTTGCTGCATGATCATTCCTTTTAACTCACTAGGTAATTCGGGCACTGTATCATTGAGAGCCATTTCTAAAGCATTATCAAATGTCTGTGGAAAATCTGCATTTCTTGTATAGTTTTTCACTGAAGATTCAATTTGTGCTTTTTGGTCAACAGGGATAGCAGTAATCCCATTCAAAACGTTGTTCAAATGATGCATCATGAATGCATTCTTGCTTCTTTGGTCATCATCTCTATTGTAAGACATCATTTCCTTTAGTTCCCGCTTGATCATTTGCTTAAGTCTTTTGCTTGTTAATTTCATCTTTTATTCCTTTTTTGTTATTTTAAATCCGGAATCATCCACTACCATAGATAGAAAATAAGAAGTCCCAGATGAGATCCAACCGCAAATAAAAAAATTTGCAATTGTGTAATCAAAAGTAAATAGTTCGGTTCCGGCGTTTATCAAAAAAAGAAAGCATCCTGTCCAAAATCCTACGCAAAGAGGGCAATGAAATAGTGTATTCCATTTTTTACTATAATCTTTTGCCGGCCTTAGGTCTTCAAAAATCTTGCCATAAACCAAAATAAAGGTCAAGCCATATGAGGCAAGAATAAAATATAGTAAATCCATCAAATCTCCAGTTTTGCTTTCATACGTTCGAAATCCCCAGAAAGAACTTCTTTTGTCACGTCATATAATCTATCATTTACAACAATTTCTATTTTAGTTGGTGAGATGTTTTTCCCATTATACTTGAATGCTGGTGCTTTCTCAATTAGCTGCTCTTCGAACTCTTGGTGAATTCCCTTAGCAGCAGAACCAAATAGTCCTTGTTCCATAAATTTGAAAACTCTAGACATAACGTTCCCAACCAATCTTTTTGTGCCACCAGATATTTTCTTGTCTAATGTAATATAAGGGCCTAATTGTCTTTTTACGTTGTATGGTGGNTTAACTACAATCCTATTATTTTCTTTGTCATAATAATCAAAAATCTTTTGTCCATTAGGCAGCGTTAAGGACAAGAACCTATCCATATAGGTGATTACGAAATCAATCCAAATGTCGTAGCTAACCTCATAATCTATTTCCAAGTGCCTAAAGCTGTAGGGGACCTCTAGGGTTATAATCATACCTAGTCCATCTAAATCAGGATCCATCTTTCTATATGAATGAATGCCTGTTTCTTCATCCCAATCAGAGACTGCCGCAGTGCTCTTGAGTCTTCTTAGTGCTCTATTCTTGTCACTAAATAAGTAAAAGCCACCACCCTGAGCAGAGGCCATATCTACGCTCCTATTGGTTGTAATCTCTTTCCATCCAAGCACATTAGATAGATTTACCCCTGTGTTTGTTGCGTGATAGCCAATTATTTTGTTACCCCTTCTATCTTCGTCTAAAAAGAATTCTATTTCTTCTTTTATTATTTGCTTTATTTGAAAGGCAGATAATATCATTAGTACGTATATCTCCCGTAAAGATATGGAGCAAACAAGCCATGCTGCCTTATTGATCCTTTTTCTTCTTCATGTGGCACTTCGCCTAACTCAGTCGACTGGTCTTCTTCTGGATCTGAATAATAGTCATTGATAAGATCATCATAATCGTTATCGGTTTCAAAATGTGGTTTTTCGTTCTTCATCCATTCACTAATTTGATATAAAACTAAATCAAGAACTTCCGGCTCTTTTTTATCTTTGGCTTCCAACATAAGGGCTTCTAGAGACCCATAGACGCTACCGCCTTTTATTGAGTCATAAGCCACAATCCCTTTTTTACGTAGATGGTTGAAAAGTCGATTTTCGGCACCATAAACCGCCTCCGACATCATGTCTTTAGCAAATGCAACAATTTTCTTTTTTTCCTTTATTATCATGATATCAATGTCTTTATGGTCAAAAATCATAAAGTCGCCATTCAAAGCGCTTCTAACATTTAGTTGAAATTCAAATACTCTTTTCTTATCGTTAATGATGTTAACAGACATGTCAGGCGGCTTGATATTGACGCTAACCTTCTCTTCCTGACTCGGAAGGCCCGTTATTTGAACTGGAACTTGTTGCGCCTGTTGCACTCTAACATCAACATCATCGTATAAATCAACATTGAGCATGTCTTTGGGTGTTATTTTCAAATTAGGCATTTCTATTGATCTCCGCTACTAAATCTTGTATATAAAAAACATCTTTTACCATTTGCTCACAGATAGGCTTCTTTGAAAAGTCTTTCAACTTAGTAGAAACACGCTCTATTTTGGACAAAAACATACCATTTTTATCGTTTTTTTGAGTTTCGGTAATGTTATCTACCTCTTTTATAAGTCGTGAAATTTCCTCATTCATGAACGATTTTAGGCCTAATCCATTATCAGAAAAAGAAACAATATAATTAGTCAGTAAGTCCTTTTGCTCTTTTCTTAATGTCTTTTCATATCTCTTGTTAAAAGAATCCACAAAAGTTTTATAAGTCAGGTTATCAATATGCCTCATTTCCTTTTCGGCACTAGGCTTTTTAGTCAATTTTGTCAGCAGCCTAGATTCGACAATTAGTCTGTTTTTTGCCTTCAAATTGGAATCAAAAAAAGCACCAACAGACGCTATGTCTTTGTAGTTTGATATAAAGTTAGCAAAAGCATTGTTTGATAACGTCTCGTTAATGGCTCTAATCAGCTTTGTCTGGAGGTTGAAGATAGCTTTTCTATCTAAAGCGTCGTAGTCTTTTTTCGCTTCAAAGATAAATCTTTTGGCGAACTCTGTAGACATCTTGTTGGATTCTAGAACCGATTTGTATATTTCCAAATCCTCTCTCAAGAGTGATCCTCTACAGTAAAACTCTTTTATAATCTTTATAATTGCTTTCTTTTTGTCTTTATCATTTCTAACAATTGATTTTGTAAGTTCTTTTACAAGACATTCGTAAAGAAAAGCGGTATTTCTTTTCTTATTGTGCTTCATTTTCATCATTATTCCTCTTTGATAGTAAGCCTTCAACTAAGTAAGCTGTTTCATCTTTAGTACTAAATAGTTTATTTTCTTCTACTTTATGAGATTCTATAATACCTTTCCCTAAACGACTCAGTTCTGGATATCCTTTCCAGATTGATCGCCCAGTTTGTCCATATTCTCCAGTAGCCATATTTTTCATCTGCTTTCTTCTGCCGCCTTTGTCATAAGAAGACTTGTGCCTTTTATATTTGCCTCTCTTGAACTTGGCCGCATCTGCACGAACCCAAATGTCCTCATCTCTTTTGCCGGGCGCTGCCAATAGAACATCATCGTCACCACCAGCGTCTCCTCCTTCATCTTCTCCGGCATCACCGCCTTCATCACCTCCGAGGTCCAAATCACCACCAAGGTCCCCACCGAGATCGCCGCCAAGGTCTCCGCCTAGATCACCACCACCGAGATCGTCACCGCCTCCTTGTTCACCAGATGCTGCTTTTTCAAGATCTGCTAAGAATTTTTTGTCGAAGTACATCTCTCTTTGCATTCTGAGGAACTCTTCTTCGGATACACCCAACATGTTTTCTGCTACCCACCTTCTAGAGAAATAGTTTTCAGTGGCCGCACCCGCTGCGTCGAATTTAGTCTTCCAGTGCTCCAGTTCTTGTAATTCTGCTATTTTTGAAGGGTTGTTCAAACCTAACTTGAATGACAGCAAGTCATCTCCACGATAGCCCAATGTAAAAAGATGTATAATTCCTATTTTTTCCAATTCAGACACAACAGATCTTTGTAGTCTTTGAATTGTTCTCGCAAACCTGATGTCCTTTTGGGCCAATGTTGTCTTGTCTTCTTGTGCGCCCTCACCCATAACAAGGTATGATTGTGGGATTTTTAACGCTGCGAACAACTTTTCACGCAGATACTTAACATCTTCTATTTGGCCGGTAAATTCCCCACCTTTCATAGATTCGATTTTTGTGTTGGAAGCACCACCACGGATTGGAATAAAATAATCCTCCTCAATAGAAAGCGGATTGTATCGTAAGTCAACCCGACCAGTTTTCGGATCAACAACTTGGTGTCTCTTCATTTGAGTCATGACTTTTTGCATATATTGCTCAACATCTTGCGGGGGAATAGACCCAACATCAATATAAAATGCTCGTCTTTCTGGAGAACGAACAATTCTGTAGGCCATCATGGCGTCTTCTAACAAAATTAGCTGCCTCCATATGCGTCTGGCTGGCTCTAAGACTGAGGTCCCGTATGGATAGTGCTTGTCGTTTCCTAAAACCCTAAAATGTGCAACCTGCCAGTTTTCTAATGTCAAACCAGCAGAATTCCACTGGAATTGTACATAATTTGGATTTGATTCATCTTCGCCTTCTAATCTTTCCACTTCTTGGGACGGAATCCCAATGCACGAACGAACTCCTATGTTATCGTCAAGGTCTAAATACAAAAATAGATCGCCATACTTACACATGGTGCGAGCCCATCCAAAAAGATTGTGCTCTATGTTCAAAACATTGTAATATAATGAATTTAAAATTGCCTTTATTTCATCATTCGGACACTTGATCTTCAACATTGGTTGTATTGAGGAGTGTGTAGTGATTTCGTCCGCATAAATATCAATACTAGATGCAATTATTGGTTCATATTCCATTTCATCAAAATCTACATAACGCTCTGTTCTATTTCTAGCCGAGATCATGTTGACAGTGATCGCATTCATTGCATTGTATTCTGTCTTTTTGAATTGTTTACCGCTAGCAGATCTAAACTTAGATGAAAACATGTCTAAATGTCTGCGTCTGAGTTTTCTGCCTGTTTGAGTTCTTCTATTTATTATTGGACCCGAAAATAATTTTGTGAGCGCTTTGAAAAGCCCTGATGTTTCATTATACGGATTCTTGTTATTTTTATTATAAGCCATTTTTTTATCCTTTGTAAATCCATGAGAATTTAGTCATATCTTCTTTGAATTTTTGTTGTTTTTCTTCAATTTTTTCGTTGTAGCCCTTCATTCCTTTAATTGTTGTGTTCATAACGCTGTCACTTTTATACATAGAATTCAATAGCGCTTTTTTATATTCTACTTCTCTCTTGTTGACCTGTAGAGCGGTATCTCTGACCCAGCAGCCGATGGCAAGTGCCATAACCAAATCGTCGTTATATGAACGCATTGCTTGTGGTTTGCCGTTTTGCCAAATAAATGTCTTCAATTCGTGATAAATTCTAGATGAATAAGTTGTTAAGAGTCGATTCCTAAAAAATTCTTCCAATTTAGCCACAACCAGTGGCCTTGTCTTGGTAGAAGTAGTAAACCCTGCTACGGCCTTGTCCATCACTTCCCCCTGATAAGACTCAACGAACTCATGCGTTGACTTTATTGAATAGTAAAGATTAGGATATCCCAAATCACATAGCTTTTCTAAAACAGAGATCCCAATTCCGTTGTTCTCGACAACTAATAAGCAATTTCCGTATTCAACACCGGCATCAAACAGGATCCTAGAATATAAATCTAAAGATGGTTTGCCCTGATATTCTGCTACGATCTCCATGGTGTTTAGTTTTATGACATGGAATACAGAATTATCTGCACCATCGCCTCTGGCTACGTCTGCTGTTAGTAAGTATTGGTTATTGCCGTCAAATTTCTCCCAAATCCAAAAATTTCTATCATATCCAGTTCTATAGATCGGATCTTTGATGTTTCCTTGAATCCAAGCCAAATCATCCGGATGAACAACTGTATCTCCGGAGGTGTTAAAATTACAGAGCAATTCTTGGGCCACTTGTCTCTTAGACATGTTTTTAGTTTCCTTTTCAAACCAAGCCTGATCTCGCTCCGGGTGCACATCCCACATTAGCTCTATGGGATTGAATTCGTTTTCTCCGTCAACTGCCCCAATATACGTCTTGTGAAACCAGTTTCCCGTTCCTTTTGGAGTAGAAAGTGCAATGCACCGACCACCAGTTGCTAGCGTGGAGTAAACCGCAGTCCAAATTTCATTCATTTTTTCTATATGAGCAGCCTCATCAACAACAAGCAAAGATAACGCCTCTGAACGACCAGCGTCTTCAGAAGTGGGCACTGCTTTTATGATTGAGCCATTAGATAATTCAAAAGACGTTCTATTGTCAACGTCAATTGTTGCTATTTTCATCCACTCAGGTAAATTCTTCATCATACTTTTTACTTTTTTTACTAAGTTCGCCGCTGTGCTGAACTTGGTCGCAAGAACAACAATGTTCTTTTCTTTGTGGAAAAGCATAAACCAAACGCAATAAGCAGCAGTAATGGTTGATATCCCTAACTGCCTAGCTTTTAGAATAACGTTGAATCTAAAATCATTATAATCATTTAGTAAATCATCTTGATATGGGTAAGTCTTGAACTGAATCAAACCTTTCATGGGGTGACTTATTCGACAATAATTATTAATAAAATGTGGAGCATCTTTTCCACATTTTAGTATTTCTTTAACAATCTGTTTCTTTGTTAACCTGAAGGCCATTATACATTAGCCCTTTTTCCTTGTATCGTTCTGGGGTCTCTTGTTATTGTTACTTAACTCTAAAAACTTTCTAATAGAATCATCAACAGATCTATTTTCTGATCCTTTCCAGCCTTCGTCTTCTTTTAGGCCGGATATGTTATAGTGACGATATGCTTGTACAAATGACCTTACTCGTGAAACAGAAGTTGCTAAAATCTGAATATCGTCTACTTTTGATAATGTAATTGATTTGCCGGTGATTACCTTATACTCTTTTTGCAAGAACTTTTTGATCTCATCGAGTCTTCTTTCCATCTCTGTTTCAAAGCCGCCACCATGAATCTCTTTCAATTGAATGTCTGATTGGTATTTTATACAGATTTTATTTCCGTAAAATTTTACATTAAATCCATCCATAACCCTAGAATCCATTATAGGGCAACCTTCCTCTCTCTGGAGTCCGACTTTCTTAGCCTCGCCATCACGAACAAAGCGCTCATCATGCGAACCATCATAAGCATTTGCTGCCGCTTGGGCCAAGCCTCTTACAATCTCTAAAATATTAGAATCTGCCATTATTTTTTCCTCTTTTTTCTTTTGAATCCTTCCATCATACCGGCATGCATTGGCATTCCGCCCATGTCACCTGAAGGAGGAATGGAGCCTCCTGTTGGCGGCAAGTCGCTACCACCATCAGACATAGCTTTCAATTCCTCAATAAAACCATCTAAAACCATAATTGGATCTGGGATTCTGCCTGAAAGCAATAATCGTCTCAATTCATCCATGGCCTTTTCAACAGCCCAATCATTATCGATTTCCTCAAGTCTTTGCATTTCTTCTTGAATAATTTTTCTAAGTCTCGTTTTTGTAATCTTCATTTGGTCTCCATCCGTTTTTCCATCTTTCTTCACGGCCTTCAACCCACTGAATGTAGCACCTTTGACAGCAACCAAACTTTGACATGTAAACATCATCGCTTGATTTGAATGAATATGTGTTACAAATCGGACAAGAACGATCAGATTCTTTTGTAATTAGTTTCCTTGATATTAAAACACCGTCAATTTCAACATCATCATCTGGATTGCTTTCTGGCTTGTAAAGCCTTTTCATTTCCGATAAGTATTTTTTTTCTTTTTTATCGCACCAATTCTTTTTAGGGTGCTGTACGGTTTCATCGCCATACTTTTTTGCTATTGCTTTTTCTATTTTAATTGCATAATTTGGATCTTTGCTCAAGGTGCCTCCATTAGTCTTCAATAAAAATCTTACTTAGAATAGCTGCCTTGACTAATCCCTGAACGTTTTCATTTCCACCAGAAATGTTTTTTGCTGCGTCGTCTACAATCTTGACCACAGCAGCATTTGTTTTCAAATCATCTCTAAGTTTTTTCGCAATTGGTCCAACTTTATTTTCCAATTCGTCTGATAGGACGTTATCTAGCTCCATCTCTTCTTTTATTAAGTTCAATAATTTTTGTTTTGTTATTTTCATAATAATTCCTATTTTATAACATTCATTATGCCAATCGCAGTTGCCACACCAGTGATAAATCCACCAGCCAACCACCACGAGTTTTTACTTGGCTTAATCTGTTCACGAAGAAATTTGTTTTCTTCTTCCCTAATGCTAATTAGTTCGCTCAAACGCATATCATCTGCTTCACAAGTCGCCGTGAGGATATCAAACTTGTATTTTTCATGTGCCTTCATCAAATCAACCTCGTAATTCACACGCAACTGGCATTCTTTGCCTTCGAATTTCTTATCAACAATGATAATTGCAAGAGCCTCGTCGTTGAATAGTCGCCCTGCGAAGGGCGCAGCTTCTCCTTTCTTAATACTTGTAAACTTTGGCACATCCGCATGAGCAACAGGGCATGCCATTAGCAAAAACATAAAAAAACTAGTCATTTGATCTCCGTGTAAAAATATAGTATAACACGCTTTTAGGGGTTTGTCAAGTTTTTTCTTGTAATTATATTCTATTTCTCACATACTATCCGATTTGAATATATCATGAAGAACTTCCTTGTTGTACAATTTGAACATATCATAGATAACTTCCGTGACAATTTGATCTATAGATTCACGATGTTTCCCGAACCACTCCTCACCGTCAGGGAAGCCATGCCATTTAAGCTGATTGTCCTGACTTTTTTGATGTTCTGGTTCTCCTTTCCATCTATTAGCCAAACGTTCCCTGAAGCCGGGATAATGTGTGTCAAGTACATGGTTCATTACCTTTGGCTTTAGTGCGTGTATATTCCAATTCTTAAAGGGCATTCGCTCACGATCCCATCCAGATGATAAATAATCTATTGCTGTGTTTCGAATTGTTTCTTTTGGTATCCGCATCCCAGTAGTCCCAAGAATCTGTTCGGGTTTCTCAGGGCCCATATGATCTTTGTCCACGCCACCTAACTCAGATCCCATTATTGGATCTGTCTGGTATAATTCATCCGCCGCTCTTCTCTGTCGGGGATTGAGTGTTTTTCTGATGTCAGTCACCCCGGGTGGAACATACATTGCTTCTTTTACAAGCGAGCCTAATTCTTCTTTAATGATTTGTTTTAACTGTTTTGTTGTCAATTTCACTACTCTATGTCCTTTCCCGATTGTTTGATCTCGGCATCAAAAGTGTCTCTTAGTCTAATGAGAGGGTTGAAATTTGCTCGTTTTCTTTCTAAGATGAGGTTACCTTGCGGCCTTACCAGTTCGCCTTCTAATTCTAATCCTTCAAAGTCTATGACCGTTTCTTTTTGATATTTGACCTTTGGTTCTTCGGTCTCTTGTGCTAATGTTAATAATAATAAAAATTTCATTTTATATCCTCTAACGTTATGACTATGACATGCTGATCATATCTTGGAGGGTTTGGAGAATTCAAGAGGTCCTGTAAGCTATTGCCTTCTTGCCTCTTGTTCTCCTTTCCTCTTGGGTGCGATTCTACTTTACTTATTCTAAATTTACCAGACACTATAATCTCTACTTCATCGTCTTCGAACTGCGAGAACTCATCGACGTCAGCACCCCTTGTCAATTTAGGTATATATAATATAACACCCCATTGACCTTTTTGCAAATTAGCAAAATGCTCGCCTTCCATAAAATTATCGTAAGCAATATTCTTGTCAGTACTAAAAGAGCTAAGATTACCCACACTAATTACGTTCCCTTTCTTATACAAATCTAAACCGGCATACCTACTTTTACTAGATGTCGTCTCTTTCATACTAAGGCCTCTCCACACCTCGACAGGTTTTATTTTGGATTGAACTAGTTTCTGTAATATTACTTTAGCCTTTTCGTATGTTTCTTTGGAAGGCTGAAACATGTCGATGATGCCATCATTAACAAACTTGAGAGCTTTGGCTTTCTTTGGATCAAAAGCATCAGGATCCCTGATCGCTGGGTAATGTCCTCCGGTAAAAATACTAATTGCTCTAAATAGCTCCCTTTCAATTGGACTATAAGCATCAAGCATGATTTGTCTAAGATCTGCGACAGATTTGTCATAATTTTTTTCTATATCGGCCTCTTTTTCTTTTGATGTCTTGAAGGAGGTCCTAAGAATTGCGTTGGTTATTTTTTTGATTGAGTCGAAAAAATTAGTGAAAATTGAAGGTCCGCCTTCCTCTCTCGTCCATTTTAGTTCTGACATTTCAAATTCTGTTTCTCTTAGTCTGTCGTTCAATGCTTTGTACCGAGAAATTCTTTTTGCTATCCTGTCACCAGTCTCATTCTTCTTCATGTTTTCATAAGCACTGATTATTTGCTGCGGTTTCATATTGGCTAATTCTTGAACAGATAACGAGTCAGGGTCCTTGTCTTCTTCAATAAGACCCTCGTTCATTACAAACTCTCTGAGGAATTTAGGTTGCATTTGGTTTTCATCCAATTTCAACTTAGATTCTACAATATACCTTCTCCAATTTTCCATTATAAGTTTCATTTTTTTACTATTCCTAATTGTTCCTCCAGAATGCGATCAATCTCATCCGGGTTGTTCTTGGCCTTGTTGACCATCTTCTTAACTGCTTCTTTCTTTGCATGGGTTAAATCGAATTGGTCTTCTTCGTACTTCTTTTCGATCTTATCGACAGCCTCAGAATATCTTTGTTGTGCTTCTTCTTTGGCTTGCATTTCTTGCTGATGTGCTCTTTCGATCACTTCCTTTTCTTTAATATACATATCTTTTGCTAGCTTTGCTTGTTCTTTCAGTTTATCTTTGTCTCTCTTACCCAAAAGGTAAGAAACCAATACTGCGATGACAAATACGAGCCATCTCCAGTATTGGCGACACCATGCGGCAGCTAATTTTAGCTTAACCCAAAACATTATCCATGCTTCCATACTTTGACTGTGTCAATAACAGATTGGCCACCGACATATATCATTGCAATCAGGCCCCACGTGTCAGGATCAAGACCATACCACATAAACATTCCTGTTGCTGTTGCAAAAACCAGCAACTTTCTAGATACAGCCTTACCAAGAATGATATCAATCATTCCTAATTTATTCATCGCTTCATGCGATTCACAATCACCCGATAATCGAGTGTCTTCTTGTTCAACATCATGATCGTCGTGACAGGCCATTAGCAACAGCCCCCCTTACATTGGCAACCTTCACAACACGGTGTTGTGCATTTACATTTTTTTTCTTCTGACTTACTCATAATTTTTTCTCCTCATAGTAGGTAACTGTCATGAACCTTGCAATACTAGGAGCTTCGGCTTCTATTTTATTCACAACTTCTGAAAATTTGTCTGGGTGTACATAAATTTTGTATACCCCATTCATTAGGTTTAGCTCATTAACCCACCTTGCAACACCCTTATTGTCGCTTTTGAAATAACCAAACTTTGACAAGATATTTAGGGCATGTTTAGCCGCTGCCGCATGCTTGTCGAAGTCGATTGATTTCCAATCGTTAATACCGTGCTTTTCCCCTATTTCTTTTGCTTTGTTATAGGCTGTTTCTTTGAGCCTATCAACCTCTTCTCTTATTATTTTTTTCAATAATTTTGTAGTTAATTTCATTTTACACCCTCACATTAGCATAGCCATCAACTTTATCAATTTCAATTGTCATGTCGACAACGTCTTTTAAGGAATCAAGATGGGAGATTAGAATTACAGTCTTGAATTGGTTTTTAATCAATCTTAGCAATCTTGTAAAGCCTTCCATGTGTTCTTGATCTAAAGCAGTTGCTGGTTCGTCAAGTATAAATAGTTCGCTCTTTGGCAAATTTGTTATTGAAATCAAAGCTAAACGTATTGCCATCGATGCCAATGTCTTTTCTGCGCCTGAACCCATAGATAACGGACGAGGATCATAATATGGGTGCTTTATGTTGATGTCGAGCTTTGCATCATTACTCTCAAAAAAGACTTCAAAATCAACGATGTTCTCTAGAATTTTTGCAATCTCTTCATTTAGTAAAGGAAGTTTTTGTTTTATAATTTGGTAAGGAATGCCATTTGCATGCATACATTGCAAAAACAAATCATAAGCGATCCACTCTCTCTCAACATCCTCTAGTTCTTTACGGTTTTCAAGCAACGTAGCCAATGTCGACTTGGTTGACCCTTTCTCAACAAGAATCTCAGTTATTCTATCTTGGCACTTTTTATAAGAATTTTGCTTACTGCGAATTACCATTTCTAAAGCATTCTTTTCTCTAGATAATGTCTCTAAATTTTCAATTGCTTCTCGATTTTCTTCATAAAGGTTTTTCTTTTCACACAACTCTTCGTATTCCTTATGTAGGAGATTTATTTTTGATTTGTTGCCTTCAATAGAAATTTTGTGCATCTCAATTGTTCTGCTTAGGCGGTGAATGTCTTCCTGTAGTTTGACATGTAAATCAATTTGGCTATCTACTGTTTCTACGTCTAGGTCATTTAGCGAGTCCTGTAGATCTCTTTGGTGCTGCTGTAGATGGGCAATTTTCTCCAACGTATCGGGTAAAGAAGATTTAGCATCATGTGCATCTTTGACGAACTTATTTTCACAACAGAACACGCAGTTGGGATCATATTCGTGATTATCTAACATCTTGATCTTTTTTAGTGCTACCTTTTCTTGCGAAATCCAGTTTGATATAGCTTCACGTGTCTTTTTGATTTTATGCTCGATAGCATCAGCAGATGCTCTACTAAGACGTAATTCGCCTATATTGATCTCCGCAAACTCTTTCTTTTTAGATTCAACCTGCTCTTCCATTTCCCAGACCTTGAAATTGAAATCTTGAGTTTGATCTTTGAGGTGCTGCTTACGTTTCTGTATCTTACTAATTTCTAAAATAACCTTATCAATGTCAATTGGCTCTGCTGGTATGTTCTCAATTCTGGAATTGAGAATGTCAAGTTCTGCCTGAAGACTGTCGCACTCTGATGTTATTTTTTGACATTTGGTATTTTGGTTAGCAAGATCGTGCTTGATTTCCTCCAAGATCTCTATGTTCTTTTGGATCTCTTTATCCCACTTTTTATCCTGTAGCCTTCTTACGACACCACGCAACTCAGCAGCGTCCTTTTTGGCCAACTTGAACTTTTTATCAAATATTTCCAAATCCAGAAACTTAGCGAGAATTTCTTTACGCTTCGTAGAACCTTCTTTGACAAAAGACAAAGAATCTAACTGGGAAGACATGGATGTTAACAAAAAGTCCTCCATGCTCCCAAAGTGCTTTCTAATGTTGGAATCAGTTTCATTCCTTGTTGTACCGTTCAGGCTTTCATCATCAGAAACTAGATGAAAATCTAAATCAACTTTAGCCTCTTGAGACTCCTTGCCTTTATACTTTTTAGTATACTTCTCTAAATTTCTACAGATTTTGTAGGTTTTATCTCCAACCTCAATCTCTACCTTACCAATAGCCTTTTGCTTATTTTGGTTTATGACGTGTACGTTCTTTCGCTCACCTTTCGAGGTTGCATTAAACAGCGTGAATAAAATGCTGTCGATAATACTAGACTTGCCGGAATAATTACGGCCAAAGATGCCAACAAGCCCGTTGAGTTTTGCAAAGTCGATTTCATTCTTTTCACTGTAGTTGAACAAATTGTCCCATTCTGCTTTTTTAATTTTCCATATAACATTTCTACTAACTTCCTCCCCTTGTTCTGCTAATGTATTGTATTTCTGGTTATGCTCAAGAACCTTTTCCAAAACGCTAGGTTCAAGCTCCATGTCGGATAAATAGTTCTTAATGTATTTTTCTTGCACACTGATATCTCTTAGATTTTCAGATAAGACAGAGTTCGAATAATAGCCTTCATCATGCATTTTTGACGATTCTTTGCCGTTGAGCATTGTTACGGAATGAGGGCTCCATTTCATTTCCGCTATTGATCTTGCCTTCCTAAGTTTATCAGCCGGCAAATTGGTTCTAGAGATGATTCTGAGTCTTGCATTTCTAGGTACATGAGTGTCTGGTAGCGCACCTTTATCTGTTAGNCTTATTGTAATAAANGGTCTTGGATTTATTACGAATCTTTTTGAAACGTTAAACTTGTCTTTTGAGTTTATTTCCCACAAAAGATAACCTTTGCGAGCAGACTCGCTAAATTTCTGCTGAGTGGTTGAACCACAGTACCAGACTCTACCATCAAGGTCTAGCTGTTGCTGTCTGTGGATGTCTCCAAGCATCGCAAAATCAAAATCATGAAAAATAGAAACATCGTCATCTCCTTGGTCCATTGTCCATTCTGCACCGGTTTGGCTACCGGCAATTGCCCCATGATACAAGGCAATGTTAATTTTTTCTTTGTTTGTTGGTTTGGCCCAATTGTCTCGGTCAAAGATTGAAAGCACATTTAGAACCAAATCATTGCCAATATGAACTTCACCACTATCTTTTAGTAAATGTAATCGTGGATGGTTCAGTGCATTTACAATAGGCGTAATCGCATCTTGCCTACTGTCGTTCTTGAGATTGCCATCGTGATTACCCAATATAACATATGTTGGCGCTATGTTGGCTAAAGACGATAGAAACTCTGCGCACAGTTGAAAATATTCAGGACTGAGTTGCGTCTTTGTATGTGCAAGGTCACCGCAATGGACAATAAGGTCCGGCATGTCGCTTGCTAATTTTTCATAAAGATCACGAAAGGCGATTCTATACTCATCGTGATACTTCAAGTTTCTTATGTGTGTGTCTGCTATGTGTGCTATCTTATACATTGTTCCTCCTCTATAAGTTGCTTCATAATTTCAAGGGCTTCCCTGATTGCTGGTATTGTCATTTTGACTAAGTCATAATGCTCTTCTTTATCCGTTGTTCCGTGTGTCATCCAAACAAGATCACGGCATATATTTTTTAGTTTAATATAATCTTTTTGTAAATATTCTTTCTCTTTCTCACTCACATTATCCTCCTAAGTTCGTCAATTAAAAAATAATCATCATGGTCAATGGCTTGCGCCATTTCCCTTCGAGTTTCCAAAACCCTTCGTGGCATTTCAGCGATGTCCTCAAAGCCACTTACATCTATCTTGTATAACTCTATATCATAGTATAACATGTTCTTAATAATTTGTCCAGTCTTTTTTTCAGCGTCTTGATCAAAAGCTAAGTAAACCGGCGTGTCATTCAGGGCTATCGCCTGAAATAATTTTGTTTTGTCTCGCAGGGTGGACCCAAGCACAGGAATAGCATTTTCCCCAGCCGCTATAGCATCAAAAACTCCTTCTACTAACGTGATCGGCTCATCCCAGTCTACAAACAATTCGTTGAAAATAACGTCCTTTTTAGCCGGGGGATTGAGGTATCTCCATGAGTGACCAACATAAGATCTTGCAATAAAATAATTAATGTCTCCGTTATTGTTGAACGAAGGTATGATTATTCTGCCTCCATATTGGCCTTCGGGACAGTAACCTATTTTCCATCTCAGTATCTTATCTTTGCCTATACCTCTGCTCTCCAAGTATTCTAAAGGTTTTCTGCATGTGCGAGGCAGGTGTTTGTTACAGAGCGATATAAATTCATCTGGTAGTGAGATTGTCTGTACTTCTTCAAGATTATTCAATTCATTAAAGATTTGATCAAATTCTGATAGGTCGAGACGACCTTCCAACTCAAGCCACTTCTGTCTTTGCTGGTATGTTCCAAACTTACGGACAATGCGATAAGCATTCTTGCCTCGTTTGTCGCAGACCCAGCAGTGCCAACCTTTCTTGAGATTGACTGCCAACTTCTTCTTGTGATGATTACAATAAGGACAATGGTAGTACAACTCACCGCCCGATGGAGTGTTGGGTCTTCCCAAGATCTCCGATAAAATTTTAACTTTTTCTTCCATTATTCCTCCTTTTGTACTAATTTGATCCAATGCTTCGCCACTTTACAAACGGGGAATTGTGTTGAATTCCAACCAACTCGTTCCTCCTTCATCATCCAAGTAATTCCTTGGGGTGGCTTTTCCAAATCTCCACGAGTCCACATCACTCTTACCCAGTTATAATAATTGTCACTTGGCACAATTATTCCATACAGATCCCAGTGCACATGCCTCACAAGATCTCCTACCTTAAATTTATTTGCCATTATTCTTCCTTTCGATTGATATGGCCCTAACCCAGTTAGGATGAAATGGTTGAACCAATCCATTTGGAAAACCAACAACATAATGTTTACCTTTCATTCCCACAACTATTCCCATCTCTGGGTATCCCATTTCGAGCATCGATTTGCTCATGTAAACTATATCACCTACTTTCATTTAACACCTCCAGTTCGACTAATGCATACCATTTCTTTGGGAATCCGTCCTGTAGCCAGACAACGGCGCATCGAGAACCAATCCATTTATTTTCTTGTATACAAACAATGAAGCCATAAATCTCAGTTCCTGTTTTAAGTTTAACCAAATCACCTATTTTCACTTATTACCTCCAATTCGTCTTCGTGAAACCATGAAGCCTCATTATTATCCCATGCAACTTTAAGAAGTTTGCCATCAGGAGTCTGTAAGACTTCTAAAATAATACCAACGTTCTCGTCATGCTCATAAAATTGTCTCCTATCGAGCCAAACGAGATCACCCACTTCCATTTACTACCTCCAAGTCTTCAGCAAAAAAAGCATAGATGTACCCGGAAGTTACCCAATGCACTTCTGCCCACTTGAAATTGCCGTTTATTTCTAAAATAATTCCTAAATCATCCCACGGCGTATTTTTTACTCTTACTAAATCACCTACTTTCATTTACTTCCTCCAACATATCTACTTTGTAAAGGTGGTGGTCACCATCATCCCATAAAACCCAAATATATGCGGTAACTGTGCCGCTGTTCATTGGACTATGGTATTCGACATTTGAGGTTGTGATGCCAAAAACCTCGTCAATATTGTACTTCTTTTTTACAAGCGCACCTTTCTTTATGGAACTAATTGCCCTCTTCATAAATAACCTCCAAATACCTAATTGGCTCTAAATAAACTTCGGTAGAGCCGAGCCACAAAACACCGACCAAAAAGCCATCAATAACCTCAATGACAATTCCATAATCTCTAGAGAATTGAAAGGGCAGGTCAGGCTTCCAAACAACAAGATCGCCTACACGCATGTAAAATCTTTTTTGTATTTTAGTAACGCTTGCTCTTTCATCTTGCACTCAAGCACAACATCGACTGGTTGTTTGTAGTTTTCGAATGGCGTATAGTACCAATCCGAATGTGCACTAGCTCTGACTGACTCGTCCTCATACTTTTTCTTAGAGTTTGAATGATGACAAATCTGCTTAACACCAATCTTGTCCCACGTTGATCGTGCAAGATAAAACGCATCGTGATAATCTAGATCTTGGGGACCAAGTTCATGATGATGTGAGTCGAAAACTATTGGAACACCAACTTTAGAAAACACACCGTCGTATAGCATTTTAGTAGAATACAGAGAGGCTCGATCATCGTTCTCAACAGTGAGTCTGGCTTGTGTGTTTGGAGCCAGTCTTGCAAAGTTGTTACAGAATCTAGCAAGAGCTTTGTCGTGTTCACCATATGAACCACCGACATGAATGTTGATTTTAGCTTGGGGAGATTCCGGCAAACCCATAAGATCCATTTGCGTCGAGTGTGCGTCAAGTTCTGCGATAGTTTTGCGAACCACATCGTCGCTTGGAGATGCGAGACAATTGAAGGGACCGGGGTGAAATGATAAACGTTGACCGCCAGACATTGCAATTTCACCAGCTTCGGACAAAATATCAGCAATAGCATCAATGTCTGGCAAAGTAAAAATATCATATTCTGAGAACCAAGGGAACAGGCATGATGTCATGCGATAGACTTTGATGCCGTTTGTGTTATTCCACTCGATAATCTTTTTGAGAGCCTTCACGTTTATAAGTGCTAGCTCTGATGCGTATGCGACACCTTTAGATTTAAAAGTGCGCTTGATCATGCCACGATTAGAGCAGATCTTTTGTTTTTGTAATGTCATGTTGATACATGCATATCCTAAGTTTATTGTCATATTGACCTCCGATGTTAATATCAATATAACCTATTAGAAAAATTTGTCAAGTATTTTTTACCACTTTTTGCAAGACCAATATTTGGCTTTCGTTTTTGGTCCCGGATTATCGCAACCGTGACGGGCTCTAAAGTTTTTTCTAGCCTTCGGATTGTTTTTTCTAATCTTCATTGTCTTTTCGCCTTTGGCTTTAGCTGAGGTTCCACCGTGACCAAAATTAACTTTCTTTGCTATTACTTTACCATCTTTGTCTTTTTTCCCAGAATTGACATAAACTTTGAATTTTTTAACGTCACCACGCATTGGCTTGTTTAGCGTAACTGTTCTTCCTTGATACACCGCTTCTTCTAATTCTTCTTCTTTCAATATGCCATCAAGTTTATCTGCTTGGCCTTTATGTGCTTTTGAAGCGCCATATAATTTATCTCGAATTTGCTCCAACTCTTTTCTGTCCTTATCGCTCATTTCTTCTTCTCTGATGTATTGCTCTTGGAGTCCATATGTTTTGCATGGGTCTTGACCACAGCCACAATTTTTTTGTTCTTTTAATTTTGATTTTTTAACTATACGCACTTCAATAACCCTTTTACGTGATTCGTTTTTTACAGGATAATTAGATTTTACATATTGCTTGCCTTTATCGGTGCCACGCTTCTTTTTCGCATTATCAGCCTTCTTTTCTTTAGAAGACATTTTTGCCCATTTTGATGCTGGCTTGCAGCGACTATCAGATCCGTCGCCTCCTCCTTTGGGTGCACCACACGGCGAACCATCTGAATGAGTCCAGTTTTCTCTTTCCCATTTTTTCAGGCCACCTTCTTCTTCTCTGATGATTCCTTCCTTTTTAGAATCCTTGCCTCTACCTTTTCCGTAGTTAGGGTCTTTGCAATATTTAGATGCAATTTGTGCTGCTCTTGCAGACCAGTTGTTGAACTTTCCATCCTTACCACGGCTAACCTTCTGGCCTCCGATTGTCTTACCATCAACCCAATCTTTTCCTTTCTTGCAAATTTCTGCTTCGTCAATCTGCTCTTCGTTTATACTTTCGTCAGTCTTCTTGCGACAAGAGCCGGGAGCACCTTCAGCAGTTCCTTCGACACGCTCATATCCATCCCAACAATCCTCAGCGATAATATCTTCAAGTTCCTCTTGAATGATTTGTTGTACTTGTTCCAATGTAAAATTCATAATCAATAACTCCAATCAATCATTAATTAGGTCTTTTTTTGATTTAAGCCAGCCCATGCAATGACAATTGCATCCGCTCGATCATCGGTGCCGGGCTTAGGGTTTCCATGTCTTGTTAGTTCATAATTAAAGTCTTTTGGGAATGCACGCTCAACATGCTCAATCACTCTTAGCTTGGTGTTTTCTCCACGCTTTATTTTTAGATGAACGAGCCCTCTTGCTTTAGCAGGTGACAATGGAACTGCCATAAAGCCAAGCAGCTTTCTAATCATAAAGCAAACCATTCCGTTGAATCTCTGTAGCTTGCTCATTGTGACTGCTGATGTCTTTCCACCGGAAAATGCTATAAAAGCAGACTCGACATAAACATCTTTGATGTTATAATCAAGATTGTTAATAAACTCTTCTATGTGTAGGCACCTGTCTTCTAGTGCTTCTTTTGTATTTAACTTGATCAGCGTGGTCTCTAATAGATTGAATTTATAATCCATTACACAAAGACCAACTTTACTAGTACTGATATCTAATCCTAAAACAACTTCTTTCATAATACTATATTATAACACATAATTATACACTTGTCAAGTACTAAATGTCTAATTTTAGCTTGAATGTATATGATTGCTCCTCAGTTTTTCTTACAGGCGTTGCTACTTTTGCAATACCAATTAGGTTTTTGTCTTTGTCATACAGTCCTATTTTTGAAATGTAAACAACTTTTTTAAATTGCGGCTCCACATCAGCAAACTGAGAATAGACAACATTCTTTATTACCTTTGGGGATTCTACAAACTGATGTGATCCCGATGTGATTTCGAATTTATTTGACGATGATACAAATGTCGGATTATTAGAATGATTTAATTCACCATAAGGCGAATGAGCCATCATTGTCAAGACTTGTGTATGAGTAGTTCCTGAGTATTCCATCAGAAAACTAGCAGACAAAGTTGTACTGGCGATTGTGGGCTTGACGCCGGAACTGTTTTTGATACCATAGCCAAAATGTACCCACTTTGAGTTGCCTGTTGTGTCATACGCAATAGAATGAGAATCAAGAGACCAACTGCCAGTTAATGCGACGAACCCCTCATTGTATAAAACAACACCAGCCACTGATCCGGATCCCGTAGAACCAGCAGGCCCAACTTGAACTAAATCTCCATTCCTTCTATAGTCAGATAGCTCTCCTACCAGACTACCAGAAATATAGTATTTTAGCGATAAAGAGCCTTTTTTTATTGATGAGCCATACAATATAGAAGGAATGGAGATTAGATTGATGTTTTGTGTTGCTTTATCGCCAAGTGATGACGAATACTGATAGTGGGGTGATAAGTAAGTGTAATGTTTGAAGTTATTCTTTAGTGCTTGAATTCTAGATCTAGTCGTAGTGCTGAAATAATCTCTCGACAGGCTTGCAGACATCCTGTATGATGATGCAGCCGTCTGGCCGTCAAATGTCAGACTTGAATTGTAAACCTCTTTTTTTATTTTCTTGAAACTGTCTCGGCTGCTGTTCTTTATAACAAACGGATGAATAAAGTTATTAGAGCGATTTATGTTCATTTCATATAAAGAAGTCTCGCCCTGCGGTACATTTAGAATGTTAGCATTGGTTGAACTTGTAATATTCGGAATATTATCGACATAAAGTGATCCGCTCTGAATATAAAAAGAATATTGCGGATAAGCCTCTATAGTGTTTGTAAATAAATCATCTTCTTCAAATTTGTAAAATGTCATTGATAGCCTCCCAATAATTAGTTTATTGAGATCTAATAATCTAAACGGGCTCTAATTGTGTATTCTTGACTTGGGTCCTTCTTGAGAGGTTCAGATAATTTAGCAACCGCCATCAATTCATTATTATCGTTATAAAGACCAATTGTCGTTATATAAGCAACAGGAGAATCAGTAGACTTTGTCTTTACTCTCAATTTACTATTGTTGAGATAGGTTGGGTTAGTAGAATAATTGAATTCGTTATGATTCATTCTGCAAAAATAAATTGTAGAATTAAGCTCAACTGTGTTGTTGAATTGAATATTGTATATTCTTGACCTAATGTTGTCTGCTGCTCCTGAAATTTGCGATCCTGTTAAGACAGCCTTAAAGTTTTCAGATGTTGTAGATGGTCCTGACATACTTAGTGAATAATGACTATTATTTAAGATCCCACCATCTGATTGTTTTAAGAATACAGAGGAACTAATAACTGCGATCCCTGCTTGATAGTAAATATGGCCAACTGCATATGATTGGTTTGCTTTCAAAATATTAGCGGTCACGCCAGAACTATTTGTTGCATATAGAATGCCATATTCTCCAGCAGGGGAATTTACAAGATAGCCACTAGATCCACTTTGATCTGAGATTGTTATTCTTTTTGCCATATGTGATCCCGGAGCGTATGCCGGAGTGACCCCAAGGTCTAACGAAAAAGAACCTTTCTTTATCTCGTCTTTTACCAATAGGCGTGAAAAGTTTAGAAAGACAACATCGTTCATTTTGGTGCCGCCACCAGCAATATTACCATCTTCATCAAACTGCAAAACAGAACCAGTATGGTCATAGCCCATTAGTAATTGTGCCATTTGATTGTAAATGTTTCTCTTCTTTGATTTTTGCCCATTTGTGGTCGTGATGCTAGCAGCCAAACCTGAGGAAGCACCTACTCCAATTGTTATGTCAAAAATATGATTAGCCGAAGAACTAAGGTAAGGATAATCATATACGGACTGAAACATGCCGTGAGCAAAATTTTTAATGTTGTTTGTTCCATAAGTACCAGAAACAATAGTCCCAGTCAACGGTATTGCTTCATGTAATAGTGTCCTTGTGTCAACAATATCAATTGCACCGTCTAGTGTTTTATAAAAGCTATCTGCCATTTTTTTCTCTCTCTATTAAGTAATTGTTTTTACAAATCTAACAGGAATGTCTAAAGTGTAGCCTGTGACCATTCCTGTTACTCTAACATGAGTATCGATAATTCGAACATTAGTATTTGCACCATCGCTTTTTCTCGGCATCGTATCTGTTCCACCTAGCTTTGTAAACAAATAGGTGCTAGTGTTCAAATCAAGCGAGGCTGCTATTTTGAATTGTAAAATGGATCCTCTCGGTCCAGAAATTGTTTGTGTTGAAGAAGTAGAATCATCGGAGTTGTTGACCACTAAACCAGTTGATGCATCTACTGTGTAAAAAGCTATATCATCATCGTCGATGTAATCTTCTGAGATTCTATTTCCATTTAAGTCAACGATTCTCCCTAATCGATTGTCAATTTGTAAAATGTAAACATCTTCAATCAATCCGTCCATCAAAGAGGATTGCTTCGGAGAAATTTCGCTGCTGTCTATTCCCTGATCAACTCGGATGCTATTTGAGCTTTCAAAAGATTCTCCGAATAAAACACCAACAACATGTTTTCCATTTTGATCAATACCGATCGCTTTAATTGTACCAGCAGCGTCAGTACCTTCAGTCTCTCTATCTACTGCCACGACATAAACACCTTTTGTGTTTCTTTGTGTGTCATTATAGTTTTCATTTAGTTTCAGAACTGGTAGATACAAGAGATTGTTATTCTGAATGGAAATTAGCTTTGTCTTCATTGAAGAGGCATTGTTAGTAAAAGCCTCTAGTACTGGTGTTTGTAGAATTTCTAGATCATAATAAGCAGATCCGCTAGCATGAGAAGTATTATACAAAGTATAATCAATTTCCTCATCTCCAACTGCAAATTTTGTAATTTGAAAAGAGCCATCTCCTTTTGACAACACTTTTCTCCCATGGTCTGTTAGTACAACATCTAAAATAATATCACCACTATTATCTAAAAAAGCCATTTAATATCTCCTTGATCACTATAAATAGGTCTTTATGACAAATCTTCTTTGATTCGCTCCTTTATTAGACTAAAATTTAGATTTAGATCTAAAATTTTCCCGCTTTCATTTGACTTGATTCGAATCTTGAATTTTCTACCCCAAATTGGATAATCTGCCTTTCCAAGACTGAACAAACTTAGAGGGTCTGTGTTGCTGTTAGGCATCGTAGATGTGTCCTCTCTTTTGTCTAAAAGTACAGTATGAATAAATGCAGGCTTGACTTGTAGCATGTTCCTAAATTTTCTTGTAGGATCAAAATCTTTTACCATATCAACTTTTATAATAGACACAGAAATTTTAGATTTATCAGAATCCTTTATCAACTCTACTTCATATACCGGTGATGGATTAGAGACCATGCCCGTCACGCTTTGCGTCCTAAAAATGTAATAATATTTTTTATTAGGAAAAATATTTTCTTTATGAATAATTAGCTCCATATTTCTTGAATCATCATCTTGCTTTGTAATTGTTGTCACAATAGAGTCTTTAAAATCATAAATTGATTTTGGCCTCTTGTCTAATCGCATAACCTGTACTGTCAGTGGCTCGATGGCGTTTTCAAAAGTTACTTTATTGTCTACTGGATCTGTCTTCATTTCTAGCATAGAGTCTCGCTCTAACAAGTTTATGAAATACTTTTTCTCAATCCCCTTTCTCATCAAAAAGGCCATTTTTATTAAGTTAGTGCTGCTAGACTCGTTAATAAATCTGACGTCAGGTGATAATGGCGGGTTAGTTGAGATTGTTATTGATTTAGAAATAAAATCAATTTTTGTAACAATAGGATTTGGCTCTGACCTAACCTCAAAAGTTGCTTGTCTAGAATCATAATTTTGATCAACGAGGTTGTAGGAATATGTGACGCCATAAACAACAACGTATGCACTTATAGAATAAGTATAATTATTATTATAATTGACCTCTGTGTCGATAAAACTAACCACGTCAGAATAATTCGGTACCATAAAACTTTTTACTGGGTTTGTTGTTTGGAACCCTTCAAATTTTGTTATTTTATAAAAGATAGTTTCAACTGGTACTGCTCCTGTTTCTACAAGTTTTTTATAATTAGAATTATATAATGACTGTTTTTGTAGTTTTCCTAAGGCCTCAAGTTTTGTAATAAAATTGATAGTACTTGATTCTTGTCTAGAGACAAGATGTTCATTGAAATCAGCATCGGACATACTTGAGATTATATTATTTAACAAATTGAATTGATAATTTTGCTCTGATTCGTTTCTTTGATTGGAATATGACAAAATTCTATTCATTTTTCTTTCCGTTTCATTCATAAACAATGAATAGAATTTCAATTCTTTTAGTATTGGCCTAAATACCTCTATTTCGTTTCTAGAAATTGTTATTTCAGAATGACAAGGGTATAGTTCCTTGTTGCTATTTATATTGGCAAAATCAATACTTTCATGTAAAATGTCTTTGCCCGTGTTGTTTTCGCCTCTATTCGCAGCACTAAAGAAATCAATCGATTTTTTTGTTTCAAAGTCTACAGCCCGTCTGTAAATNCTATCCGGTGTGCCATTTATTTCATTATTTATTTCTATTTGTTCATTATAAAAATTGACCTTAGAGCCTATCTTGATTGTCGGACTTTTGCCATGAACTTCATATGGAATCAAAAAGTCACTTTCTACTGGTAGGGAATAATTCATATTGTGAAATGTAAACTGTTCCTCGTTCAAGTCAGAGACCAAAGAATTAAAAGTGTCTTCGTCTATGTTTGGTGACAATTTGACTTGTATAACATCGCTAAAAGAGCTTATTTTTTCACTTCTGCTCTTGAATTCTATTTTTGCTTCTTTTGACAAAATTTGTGCATTGAGCAGATTAGGCTCATCTTCTGTTTGTGAAAGTTTTAGTTTATAGTCCTCTACGACATTTCTTTTTATTTTTCTTTCTAAAGAAAAGTTCATTAGTAGCCTCCAGTTCCAGTGTTATAGTTAGTTGCTGCGGCTGTTTGTCCTGTTTCTTTTGTCTCTGTTGAGGAGAAAATTTGTTCTTCTGTTGTAGGATTTTGCTTTATTAATTCGCTTACACTGCCGGCCATATCAACATTTGCTGTGGTTGTGAAATTGTTTATTGTTTGCGATGATGATGATGTTGTGGCCTCGGGAGCAATCGCAGGGAGAGTGCTGTTGGTCATGATAAAATGCTCATCTGAATACGGCAGCACAACTCTTTCGTCTATTTCGTAATTAGTAGCCATGCTTTTTGGTCTTACCATTCTACACAATGTTCCATTCGACAAACTATCTATCATATCGTGAGTCACAACATTCCAAATAGGATTCTTCAAATCTTTAACTCCATTTGAACTAACTTTGAAATCCAACAGATATTCAAATTGAGAAATATAAAAATAATAAACAGAAACAAGCAAATCATTATCTGCTTCGATTACTTCTCTTTGAGTGAAGACGGGCTTCGCAATTTTCAAAGATTTAAAATTGAAAGCTCTAAATTGATTTGGTATCAGAGGAACCCCTCTAGAGCTTTTCGGAGCACGAGAAATAGGCCTTTTCGTAAAAATATTATTCTTTTTATAAATCGAAATTTTGTCTCTAGAGCTTGTCTTGTTTTTGGAAATTTTATTACTAAATTTTCTTTTGGTTTTCTGTCTAAACTTTTTCTTCTTTTGTTCAACCTCAACATCAGAAAAATTCAAGAAATTAGAATCACTACCTAAATAGTCTTCGGCATCCACATAGTAATCTTCTTCGTTTTGTGTTTCAAAGAGATGTGGAAACATTTCAAAAGCTAACGGCGTTATTCTAAACACGCTCTTTTTGCTTCGAACTTTTCTGATTTTTATATTATCATAGAACTTGTTGAACTCTATCAAGTCAACATTTCTGACATCTTCTAGTGAAAAGTGTTTATTGTTACCCCGAACAGACACTGGGGTAAAAAAGGATGCTTTACTGCTGTTCACATCTCCAAACGTACCGGAGTCAGAATCGTTTTTCATAGATTTGAAAAATTTATTATTTTCAATTTGTACTCTTTGGTTTATCTGGTTTTTATTTATTCTTCTAAAAAATGTGTCACCAGTGCCGTCTTGAAGATACGAATAAAACTTTCTGTGGGAGTGTGGCTCAATTATTTTTTCAAAATGAGCAGTGTAAGTCACCATGTTGCTCATTGCTGTTTTTTTGGGCCACGAAAATTCATTGTTTATACTCTTACTATCAATCTTTATCTCAAAAACGTTTTCAATATAATTGTACAAATTATACAATTCTGATTTGAAATTCAATAGTGAGCCATAGTTCAACGATTTGGGCTCTATAAGAGAAAAGTTTTTGTTCTCTGTGGCCTCTGTTGATTCTCCGTCATTAAAAAACATGTTTTTGTATTTAGAATAAATTTTTGGAGCGAAAATCCATGGAGCAGTGCTGATATCTTCTGAAAAGAGAGACAACTCAGATGAAAACCAGTTGCTAGGAGGGTTATCTTTTAGTGCCTTTGTTCTCAATCTAAAATTTATTCTTTTTAAGTAATCGTCTATCGATTTCATTGCTTGTAAAACATCTTGCAAAATTGATTTAGCCTCAACAATGGTGGGATCCATAAACGACATAGAAAAATCATAATTATATTTACCAAATAATTCTTGTAATTCTGTGTCTGGGAATTCTATCGCCATTAACTTTTTATCAAAGGGAAAGATTCTTCTCTGAATTGTTTCGCCGCCGTATGAAGCAACGAATTCCCTCTCGATATTTTCAAAATTTGTAATAATTCTTTTTGTCTCGACGGTTTTTCTTTTCTTTTCTTTGTTGCTAATAAATCTAAATGTTTTGATTTTGTTTCTGTTGATTGATAAATTTCTAAATCTTATTTGATTGATGAATTTGTCAGAATATGAATCGTCAAGGGCCAAAAAGACAGTTCCATATTTTGTGTTTTTATAAATTATTTGCTCCATGTTGACGAAAAACATAAATTTATTAGCACCATCATCTCCAAACGAATGAAATAAATCAGAAACTTCTGTTAACTTATTTGAAAACTTTTTTATGCTATTTTTTCTTTTTGTTTTTTTTCTTAGATCTTTCAGTTTCAAATTAGGAACATAAACTCTAGAGACTGGCTGGTGTGGAATATTGTCAGAGTGCCTAGAGAACTGCATAAATCCTGCTTCTGGATGTCGGTGCACTGGCCCAATCCATTGCTCATTACTAGGCAATTTCCAAATGCTGGTTGTTGTTTGCATTATGCCGTTTTCAAAAACAATCTCTGAGGCTATGGGGCCCTGAATAAACTCTACGTCTGCGAATCTTTCGCCGGCAATCTCAATAGGATCAACTACTACAGCAGCATAAACAAATAAATTATTGGTATTTTCGTAAGGATGTGAAGTTGTAATTTGGTAAATCTTATTACCATCTACGACCTCAGACTTTATGTGCTTCATAGAAACAACTTTAACAACTGCATTTGCATCTAACTTTTGAATGTGCCTTTTGTTCATTTTCAGGATACCTTCACGCATAGATAAAATAACAGCCTCTGATTGTGTCGATACGACAACCAATTTGTAATATTTCATCTTTACCGGATCATTGCACCATTCTGGTTCTGTGTTGGAGTCGACACAGAATGCCTTAACTTCAATCTTGTTATCATGTAAATTTATTTTTTTTACATAACAATTTGGCAACAAATCATTTCCTACTACTGTCATTCTTCACAATCCTCGATCTCTTTAGCAGTGTTTGCATAAATATTATATAGCTCTCCTTCGTCCGGACACTCTACTTCACTATCTAAGTAAATATCATTTAGCTCAAGTTTTTTTCTTCCGCTACAGATATCAGAAGGCGCAATAGTGCTATCGGTTGCTATATCAAGCCAATAACTTACTATGTCAGGCGTTTCTGGTCTCTGTTCTGTCTTGAACAAAGAAGAGAAGGAGTCTTCATCATCAATCATGATGCCTTCAACTATTATCTCCTTCTCGCCAATAAAGGATAACTTTTTGTACGCCGACTCATCTTCCTCATATAGGTGCACCTCCATCTCAAGCCCTTCGTTAAAATTGAAGCCATTTTGCTCGATGATGTTAATTAGAAGTTGTTGTTGTTCTTGTGTTATACTCTCGTTGCCAAAACTTTGCCCAATGCTGGAAAAGTTGTAGTTTGTCTTTGGATTGTTGGGTTGCACATTTTCTAATTTTATTTTATACTCTATGTTGCAATCTATTTGTGGAATCTGTAGGGTTGGAGAATTAGATGATTCAAAGCTATTAGATATGGACGATGCAGTGTTGTGTAAAAACGTTACTTTCCACCCATTTGTTCTTTTCTCTTCTATTTTATTACTGCCAACCATATTTAGCATTTTATTATCAATCTGTGGTTTTTGGTCTCTTATATTTGATTCCACTCCAATATAGCTTACTTGTGGCCTTAGATATGGAGTTTCTGAAAGGATTCTGCTTTTTGTTTCAGTGTTTGTTTCAGAAAATCCTGCTTTTGCAGAATCATATAGAATGTCGTCGTCAAAAAAAGCATAATACTGTGGTTTCAATTTACCCTTGGATAATAGCTTCCTGCCGTGTGGAGTCAATTCTATTTTGATTACATCCTCTTTTTTGTTAAAGAAAGTCATGATTAGTATCCTGTGAACATGTTAGATAATAAATTTGTCGTAAACTGTGATCCAACGTCCTGCAATTCTGCCTGTTGCATTTGAGTTGATTGGCTTGAAGCCATCTGTTGCATCGTTGATGCTTGTTGCATCATGTTGTTAGTTAGTCCGCCGACAAAATTCTGCGTCATGGATGCTACTTGTTCCCCATCCATTGGCGTATCTGGCATAAAACTGCCCGGCCCTGAGTCCATCGCTACTTGTTGTATATTTATTGGGCCCATTCCTGCTTGCGCTCCTTGGGTCATAGTTTGCATATCCTGCATCAAATCTGTAAAATCTGTTTCTATTTGTTGCATATCGCCTTCAATAGAATTTATCATTTGTCCTGTTACCATGTTCTCGCCTTGTGTATTCTGCTCGTCAAGAACAGGGAAGTCTTCTTGTATTGGAGCAGTTGGCCCAACCGGCCCAGTGTAAAGCAATGGTGGCCTTGGAGGAGGCTCAGTAGGCGTTCCTATAATTGGTTTTATCAATAATTTCGGATCATCTTGAACATAGGAATCAGACATGGTGACATCAACATCTAATTTGGCTAACTCAACCAATGAAAAGAAATCATAGGGCCAGTTGTAAGATAAGTCTGTTCCATAGTTTGGCGGCCTAAATATTGAAGATCCAATATCACTCTCAGGCAATGGTTTAGAATCTGCTGTTTTTGTTTTTCTACCCAATCCCACGACTTTATTATAATAATTAGCCTCGCCTCTTTGTTTGGCTTTGAATACAAGCCATTGAACTTTTTCTGGGAATGGATTACCTTTTCCTTGGCCGTCTTCGGACTTTTTCAACTTTCCACCACCAAGCATTTCATAGGCTAATAGGTTGTGACTAATTGTGGCTGTCGCCTCACTAAATGAACGACCAATATCTTTTGGTGGCAAGTTCTGCCATATATCTGCTAAATCTTGCTGGTCTAGCATTTTTGTAAATTCAAATATGTACATTGCAAAAGGTTCAATGTCTCTTCTATGTACAAAATCTATGAATGGCGGAATAACATACCTTTTCATTTTATCAACCATGTCGATTATGCTATTTGCAATGTTGTCTCTTTTGGTGTTTATATCTAGATCTGCTGCTGCGCCATAAACAGCTCCTTTTTCTAATCTGAAAAACTTTCTACGACCATTCTGCTCTACAAAAGGAATTGCAACTACCGCTTCTCCAATTTGCTTGGCAGTGGCAGGAGTACCTAGTCTTACTACGTCCTTGCTAAATCCGCATAAGTCGACTAAGGATTCTTCCGCCGCAGAGCCAACAAAATTTGTTCTAAAGTCCTCTGGTATTTCAGACACTCCCAAGAACACGCCCTTAGCTGGGTCTGTTTCCAAAAACCCATATTGATGCCACATCCCACGTGGAACAGCTTGTTTGCCTTCTGTTGGTGGCATATAAAGAGAGCCAGTGGACGTATAACTATTGAAATTTAACATAGGTGTTTCAAAATAAGATTGAATTATCCATCTAGACTTTTCTTCGCCAGAAGCATTAACAGCAACACTCACTCCTTGAGATGTTCCGTCTCCAACCAAATCAACATTTCTTATTTCACCTTGAGCGAACAAGTCTAGAGATGCACTTAGCTGCATTGCGTTGGTATTATACAGCTTGTTTACTCTAATGGCCTCTTCTTTCCTGTCTGCATTGGAATGATTAGTTCTTCTGTCTAAATGTCTATAATACTCAACTGTTGAATTACGGATTATTTCTCCGATGCTGTATTTTTTAGTCTCAGTTGCTGTGAATTTGATATCTGCCCATGCTTGCCCATAATAGTAGGGCGGAGTATAGGGGTGATTCTCGCCAATCGCAGAGTCTGACCCGGTCATGTCAGAGACAGATCCGGTAGCGGGCCATGTTGCTTGAGAAGGCGGGCCAAATGCTGTTGGTCTTGAATACATTGTAAAGTTCTCAACGGAGCCGGACGGGTACTGAGGAGCGGCAAAATAACCATCGGAGCCGTTGATTAGCGTCAAAGATGCTGTGTTCGATGTTTTGTACATCGAAACCCTCATAGAATATGTTGATCCTGACTTTGCTTGCCCAACAGATGGATCATCTGATGGTGCGGAATAAATTTTGCTAAATTGTTGACCTTGCAAGAAAAATGAACCCACTTCAGACAAAAAATTGTGAGCCATTAGCTTATACAAATTATCTCCGGTGCCATTCCAAAATACAGATGATGAGAGGTTGCTAGAAATATGAGGCTCATTGCAGCCAATAGATTTTCCTGCCATATGGCTTTCAGGACTAAGCAATGCGGTAAATGGAATTCTATCTTCAAACAAATTCACCGTGTTGCTTATTGTGTTGAGATAATATTTGCCGGCGAAGCTGGGGCCAGCCGGATTTAGCAAAACCCTGTCGTTTGCTTCCGAAATTGGGTTTGTGACAATAGGATAGTCACAAGCAATACCAGACTTTATCGAATTGAATAAAACACCGGGTGCAAATAATGGTGCTAAAAAGTTTTGAAAGACGATTTTAGCCGAATTTCCTAACGGTTGATAATCAAAAGTAGATCCTGTTGCTCCTAAGACTGCATTACTGTATGATGAATAAAATTGCTTTGCCATATCCACTGTTCTTTGTGCGGGATAAAAACCATTATAAGGCAAAAACTTCAATACAGCTTTGCATTTTAATTTTATTCTTCTTGGTTCAACAAAGTCTTTGTGGTCTTCTCTAATCACTTCAAAATGTTTAAGGAAGTCACTAGTTGAATAGATTTCAAAAAATTTATCTTCATCGCTAAAATCAGCAGAACCCAATGCCCCGGACAATTCAAACATGTTAGAAAACTTTGTGTCTATTCCTTTCGAGACTATATCGCTCACATGGCTACTTATTCTAAACTCCGGCACTATTGTATACCCTTTTCCTTTCTGTCTTACGCCTTGAACAAACTCGTCATAAGAATCATAAAATGGATTTCTACCTCTCATTTCTCCGGCTTGCCACTTTGCATCACCCTGAAAGCTGTCAAAAGCACCTATATTGCCAAATGTTGTACCAGTATTAATGCCCTCGATTAGCATTCCATTCTTTGAAACAACCGAGGCCGAGTGTTCAATCGTATGCTTTCTATTGTAGATAGGGGCCGGCCTTACAAAAGTATCTAACACTGAAGATGTCACATAATGATGCACCGTATAGTGACCAGAAGAATATTGATTTTGCAAAATTCCAGCATCTACTTTTAGGGGAATCGACGAGCCATCATGATGGTCGTAGCCCAGTTGAATAAGCACAGTACTGTGGTTGTCGCCATCAGTATTCCAGTCTAAAGGCCACACACTCTGAGATACGGTGGAACCAAAACCGTTATCAACGCCCATTTGTCTTCTGTTGTTTCTCTCATCTCTCCAATTGAAGGAGAAGTTTTTTCTCTGTCTTGTATAACTTTTGTTGACATAAATCTGCGAGGGATAGACAGTCTCGGAGTATTTTATAAACTCAAAAACATCCATCGGCGATTCGATAGAATTCAGACCATCTTCTAGATATAAATCTTTTATATTATCATAAACCTTGTCACGATCTTCTGTTTTGCCGTAATATTTATCTAGCTCTTTGTTGTTAAAAAACGTCAATCGATTTGAGTAGCTAGTCTTGATGTCAAATCTTTCCATTGAAATTTTGCTTGACTTTTCCGACTGTGTTCTTGATGCGCCTCGAACCACAAGTGGATGATTTCTAAAAGTGACCGGAGTTTCTACGTATGCTTTTATTTCTCCGTACTTTGCCCTTACATTAGATCCATCAATTACAATAGAGTTGCCCGGCTCAACAACATGAGTAAAGGCACTCACTTTAACATGCCTTCTGCTTAGAGGATTCTCACTAGCTCTGATTTGTTTCCACGTTGGATAGCCATAGGGGCCGTTCCTGTGTAGCATTAGTGCACAAAAATATGATGCAGAATTAGGAATTGATTTTGGAAACTTGAAATTTTTCACGCCATGAGTCACGTGGTGATGCCATGTGCCTATAGGCGAGATCGTAAGTCCTCCCATAGCGCCTATAAAATTGACAGTATCCACAAGATTGTACCTGCCATCTCTTGCATTGTCAATGGGGGAAATGAACACCACTTGGGTGGCTCCATTTATATCTGTGATTCTTTCTCCATTCGTGGTACCAGTAAAAAGGCCACTATCGGCATCAATATAGGTGCTTGGTTCGTAAATAAGAGTGTTCAACCCAACAAAGTCTAAATAATAATTCGCCATTCTATACTCCAAAAATTTCTGATGCGGTTGGGAAATTTATTGCGGAGACAAATCCACTTTCACCACCAATGCTTACTGATGAACTGACAATTCCGTCGGTTGGTGCGTAGCCATAAATTCTCTGCTTTCCACTTTTATATGAGTAATTATTACCCAATGAAGAAGTTACCCAAGAATACTGAAAGTCTGACCTTGGCAACAGTGAGCTAAAATGTGCATTATTATGGTCTTCGTTGAAAACCGGCACAGGAATTGTTGATGTATCGGTGGGCCTCCTACCAACATTTCGATGAATCTTGTGAAAAGAAGCCTCAGACTCATAATTAGAAGATGCAACTGATCCATGTTGTGAGTCAATCCCAAAGCGCCCGCAATGCCTTGTCAATGATGTTCTCAGGCCCTCTCTGCGTCCCGCTTGACTGTTTACTCTTATTGTACCACTTTCACCGGAACCTGTTCCACGAACAGTCAAGTTGCGATAGTTCAAAGAGTTATGAACTGAATATTCCTTTGCATGTGCATCCAGATAGCCATGGGAAGTCTCAATACCTCCCGGGGCTGAAAATCTTGATGTAATTATAGTGTTTGTCACAGAAGAATTAACAATGGCATTGATATTGCCGGGAACTGCTGCTATCGGAGTTATTCCGCCTGTAATGCTAGAATCGCTTCCATACCACGAATTAGCTCTTTTAGTCGGGTGCCACGCACTAGAACTCAAGACTATGGTTCTATTCTGGTTGGCAGTGCTGGTGCTAGCTGTTAGACTGAATGTGGCATAGGAAGCAGTTTGTGGAATACCGCTCGACCAATGCATTCTTCGGGCTTGTAATGTGGCTTGCTTAACAGTAATGTTGTTGTTGCCCATAACATCGTATATCAAGCCACCATTGACTAAGTTTGTTGTCTGTCCGTGAACGGGTGTTGGATCACTAGCATGATCTCCCATAGTCCACCACGCAGCACACTGTGAGGAACTTGGAATTGCTATTGCCGGATTGCTATGGTTTGGTGCAACTCTAGAGTTGTACAGTGTCAAAACCTCAGCGCTTGTTAGGACTTTATTGAAGAACTGAAATGAGTCAATTCCCCCTTTCCAACCGTTGGAATCTCCAAATAATTGAATCTGATTTATGGGATTGGGGACATATGTTCCTCCCCAAGTCGATGGGCATCCGCCTGCATATGTGTCACATGTTGTTGACCAAGACTGGCTAATAGCATTTATATAAATGACTGGTTTGTTTTGAAAAGTAGGATTGGCAGAACTTGACTGCCATGTGAGGGCTATGTGTGCCCAAGTGTTCTTCATTTTGCCGGGAAGATCACTCAGTTGCCATTGGGTTTCTTTTTGATTTCCTCCGCCATCTGTGTAGCTAATTCTGAATCGTAGCATATAGCTCAATCCTTGATCTGCCCATGCATATGAGTGACGACCATTTCCGGTTGCCGACCCCAGCCAAAAAAGACGCTTATCGCCACTATGTGTGCCATCAAATTTGTACCAACCAGCTAACGTAAACGAGGACGCTGAGAAGTTTGAAACACTGGCAGTGAGATAAGATACATTGTGTGAAGATGTTTGGTAAATGGCACTTCCAAGTACAGCGGGGGATGTAGTGTAAGAAACAGAGTAACTTGAAGTGTAAGCATTTTGCAAGTGTGTGCGAAAACTGTTATACAAGTCAGTGTCACTTGACCCTGAACTTATTAAGTAAACTTCTCCGGTGGTTGTTTTACCAATATCGTTTGGAAGCCAAAACTCCTTTGCCGCAAATCCTCCGCCTGCGCCGAGAACTATATTTTCATTGTGTGAGGGACTTATACTAGAAGTTCCAAACAACTTTATAGATCCAGAAGCCTTTGCACCAGCCACAGCAGCTACTTGCTCTACTTGTCTATTGTTTGAGTAAGAGCCAAAAACATTACCTACAGATGTTGGACTTTGTGCTAACAGGGTCATAGGATGAGTAGTCGTTGGTAAAATATCACCAATAGTTTGTGGAATGAAATTGTGATCCGGATTTTTTCTTAGATAAAGATTATTTTGCATTTTACCGCCAGCGGAAATTAATTCATAATTTTCTCTAAAGTTACCAAGATTCCTACTACCGGTAGTGTAGCGAATGTTTTTGATGTTAACAGGGCGTTTTGCTCTCTCTTCTCGATAAAAAACAGCTACTTTTCTGGCCGGATCAGGATACGGGCCACCGTAATCAGGACCAACGATACCTATTGCGCCATCATGAGGTGAGTCTTTGTCTCCTAACTGCAACATCCAGCCTTCAGGTCTTGTGTATTTGTTGTCCAAATTGTTCAAAGGTGCTGTTCCAGTGTCATCGTCTATAAGGCTCAAATCTCGCCTATTTACAGCTATGTGTCTATGTTGGTGTCCACCTACCCATGTCTCAGTAAAAGGTCCCTGCATGGGAATATGGTTCGTTGGAGAGGTTGTATCTGAGTGTATGTTTGTCACAATAGACCCAGAATCAAAACGATTCACGACATGAGAATTGTAACCACTATTAACAGAGCTAGAGATTACTGTTACGGGCAAATCCAATTCGGTTAATCGATATGAATAAGTACTATCAACATCTCTTGCACCGGGCGAGTACGATTCATTTGAATATTTACCAGCAAATGCATCTAAATACACTCTAGTCTTTAGATTCGGATCTTGTATGTCGTCACATGACCTTTGTGTTATTTTGCCACTGCCAGTGCCGGGCCCTGCTACCACAACATTTAGTGGCTGCCCGTAGTTTCCTTTTTCACCGTGCCTTTGTGCCAAGTGATAAATAACGTCACGATTCTTCTTTGGTGGATAATTTATACCACCATGCAACGGAGGTTCCAAGTCTTGAGAGATCCTGTAGGGCTTTGATAGCCTTCTTAGAGCAAACGCTGACCCTCTGTAAATTGTCAGGTCAGCCTTGGCCAAGGATGGGCCACTTCCTGTCGACTCAGTGTTTATTACTTGTCTTATTGTCTCTCTTTCAACTATATCTGTTCTTTCTTTTCTGAGCTTTTGCCAGACACAATTCTTGTCATCGGCTCCGCCAATTGGAGCATGACCAGTTTTCCAGCTATACCTCATTTCGCTACTTCCTTTGATTTGGCCTTCAGTTGAAGGATATCTGGTTAGTAGCGGAAATTTGTTTTGGTATTTGTTTCTTTCTAAAATATGACTTTCAACTATATCAGAAATGTCTTTTGAGTGCCTTGCAGAGGCAGGAAACAATTGAGAAACGAAATAAGAAACAGAATTGTCTATCCATTTGAAATATTCAGTAAATGAATCAAAATCAAGGTCTTCTTCGACTTTATCGAAAAACATCGATCTAATAAAATTGACACGCTTATATTCAACTCTGTACCTATCGGTTGCTTTACCCATAAGATTGCTAAATTCTTTTACCGACGAAATCATGTTTAGCATTTCTTCAGAAACAACTTGATAAAGACTCTTTTCTAATGAGAAATAGTTGTCACTTACATCATCGTCCTTAATAAAAAACTTCTTTTCATCAGTCTCAATAGTAACACTGTCTGAATTATATGCCATTTCTGGTAGTTCTTTTTTGCTAGCATAAACAAGTTCGCTCTTGATAAACGAACTGTTAGAAGTTGGGAAGGAAAAACCTTTACCCTTGTGATATGCTTTTGTCAAATAATCCGGAAATGTTGATGAAATTGCCGCTGATCCGCTTGAGTAATCATCAACAGTAAATAACCCACTTGAGTCTGAGCCTGTGACCGTTTGGAAGTTCCAAATCAACACGTTTGAATCAAATTTAGAATTATAAGAATTAGTAGCCCCATTGGCAAACATTGATGTAGATGAAATAGATTTTTCTACACCATAATTCATAGGATCTAAATTGTGTTGCTTGATGTCATCGTTGCTAACATAGTCATTATAAAACGCAATCGATCCAATTTTGAGGTCTGACTGTTGGGCAACCGCTCCTGTGAAGTTTGTGCGATGGGCACCTATATAAAGTCTTTTAGGTCTTGTTAAGAAAGCGGAACCACTGGCATAGGAAAGACTCTCTGATACATGAAATTCATTCTCAACAACACTGAAAGAGTGGTTTACACCGTAAAAGTCTATAGTATATAACGGATTTGAGGTGCTTACCACATTGCCAATAAAAGGATACTTTTGCGGTTTCACTCTTACGGCGATGTTCCAAGTTTGATTTTCATATACATCTCTTATTAGACTAGATGTTAAGAAGAAACTATTTGATCTATTTGTTAACACAAATTTAGCATTCTTAGATTCCAAACTGTCTCTCAAAAGATAAACTTGAAAATTTGCAATTTCTGAAGATGGCCACGTATAGACTCCAACATTTGTACCTGCTTCGTGTAATCCAAAAATAGAAGAAGATAAAAAGTTAGTTCCAAAATATCCGTCCTCATGTACTTCTATTTTGTCTGGGACAATTATGTTTGCCTCAACGGTCATTGCAGAATAAAGCTCATCTAGTGCAGCTTTCGACCCTGTGACAAAAGAGTTTGTATTATTAGTTGAAGAAGTTTGAAAAATTGTTGAGTTGAATGTGTTTGTAGTATTGAAGTTTACGTAATTTTTATTAATCGTTGTTTGTCTAGATTTATCTGTAAAGTAGTGAGTTCCGTTGTCTGTGTAAATGTTTAGCTTGACAATCTCATCATCAAAACCAAAGCACCTCATCATGTTTCTGATTGATGACTCGGTCCCTTTAGCTTTCATAATATAATCTAAATTGTTATAGATGTTGTTATAAATCAAATTCTTTAATACGTTGATCTCTTTTTCATAAACAATTTTGTTTTTGTCTCTGCCATTGTAATATTCAAACAATGTATTGTTAGATAAAATTTTAGTGGTTATGAGTCCACGTTCTTTTAGTAGTCTTTCTGTAAAGGGCAAAGGTTTGTTGGTGTCAGGATAGAATCTTTTTTCTTTCAGTTTTGGGATTTCGTTTATTTGCAAAAACAAAGTATCGAAATAGCTACCCATAATTTGAAACAAGTATTTAACATTTTTATTATTAGATTCATCCTCTTCTCTGATCCAGCTAGGCACCCTATTGTAAAGCAAAGATGTATTTTTGTCATCCCATGCGCTACCACTTGTCTGTAAGTTTGTCAGAAGAGTAGTAACTTCAGGATGTGCGCTTCTTATAATTGGGTCTTTAGGCTCAGAAGTGACAGTGCTGGACAAAACAAACGCTGATCCTGCGTTTCTAGCGCCAGAAGTATACCCAGTCCACGTACCATTCGCAATCCTACCAGAATAATCTAAAACAACCGAATCATATGAAGAATTGCCAACTATACCTTCGTTGAATTTGTAATATAATCCCAAAGATGTATTAGCATCGTCAGTATTTGTTCCGCCGCCAACGTGAGTATAATAGTTGTTATAAATTTGCTCAGATGTTCTTCTGGTTTTCCAGAATCTGAAATCATCAAGACTTCCGCTTAGCTTTCCTCCATACTGGTTTGAAGGGCTAAGATGAGTTGTCGCTGCGACTAGAGACCCAATAGAGCCGTTGATCAGTCCGCCTATATCTAACATCACTCCATTAGCGTTGTGTGTCGTTTTTTTATTCAAAAGTCCGTTTACATAAAATCTAGTTATGAGTCCGCCAGAACCAGATATAACAGATAAAGCATAATGCTTCCAAGTTGTAAGAGATGCGTTAGTCACAGTTGAATCGCTTACCGTTGTTTCATAAACTCCTTTACCTGATGCTAGCGATCCGGATCGGAATACAAATTTAAAAGTGTCAGCGGCAGAAGATCCATCCAGTACAATTCTAAAGCGCCCGTTGTCATTACCAGTCTTGTTATTCCAAGAATCAAAAATTACCTCTCTTTCTGTTTTAGAGGTATTGAATGCTGGCTTTTTCAGCCAGAACTCAACAGTAAATCCCGAACTAGGATTCAATTTGAATGTTGTGGTCCTGTTTTTATCAGAATCATAGACTATAGAATTAGAAAACGTTTTAACTAAAGGTTTTCCTTCCATACCAGAAGATGCTGTGTGTAGGCCCCCTCTGATAAAAATTTGCTCTCTTTCAGAGACTGAGGGTGTTCCATACCCATTGGCGTCCGGAGACGCTGATGCCATAAAAGTAGCATATGAAAAAGTCACAAAACCATTCGACTTTGGATATAGATTGTCAAAAATGTACTTATCTAAGAAGGAAGAGCTTAATTCAAATAATGCTTTTTCCTTATCAGATCCGTCATATGGATATTCATCATACACTCTTCTAATTGAAGTTGTATAATACTCGTAGGCTGACCCGAAGCGTGCAAAATTTGATGCTGACGCAAAATCAACATTCGGAATAAAGGTTTCGTTTTTCTTCATTGTTGTTAAAACAAAATCTTTAGATTCAATGTCGGAACTGCCTGTGGCTACGTTTTCAATAGAAACGCTTTTTTTATTAAATAAATCTCTAATACTCATTCTTTACTACTCTGATTTTGAAAGAATAGGGTTGCTCCACATAAGATCCAATTCCATCTTCATAAAATGAATAATTGATTCTATATGTGTATCCGGACTCTAGCATAGATAAATCTAAATCAAAATAATTACCAGACACGTCATAAGACATTACGGTGTGGTTTGTTGAAGATGTACCATAAGGAATAACAACCCTGTTATCACTCATTCTTGTGATCTGATACGAGGCCGTGTCAACCATGATTCTTTCTGGTGTTGACACGGCTTTAGTATAAATGTTCGGCGACCAGTTTTTATTTCTAACATAAAGTCTAAATCTTTCTGTTTGCTGGTTCATGTATTGCTTTTTCAGGTTTGGCATTGTAATGACATATTTGCTGTCAGGATTTTTGCCTGTCATATAATATGTCTTTGGAGAAATAGCCGACCCGGTATGTATTTCTGATCCACTATACGACCAAACATCAACCAGATTGGGATAAGTTGACGTTGTAACGCTACTAGTAGCAGAAAAAATAACTTTGTAAACTCCTGTTGATACCCTAGAGGCACTAAGGTAACTGACTATTGCATTGCTTGAGTTTCTGAAGTATTGTGCTGTTCCTTCTGGTACTGAACCGGAAGAGTAAAAAAGCCTCATGACTGGTACTTGCGTGCTCAATCCTCTTATATCTCTTAGTTTTCCCCTAACGTAATTATACATGTACAACGTATTGAGATTATCTGCTGCTGGTAGGGCCGAACTGCTAAGTAAAAAATTTCCTCGGTTATCCCTTCTAGTGGAGTCCCATCTGGCTTCTAATATCGGTCTGTCAAAGAAAAATTCTGATGATCTTGCGAAAAACTTTTTTGTATAATAAGATTTTCGTGCACCAATTGAATTAGTTGAGCTAGATGCCTCATAGGCACCAGACAACTTTACCATAACTCCGTAATTGTTTTTTGAACCCAGAACATTGCCGCCACTGTTGACCCACTGCTCGACTAATGTCGTAACATCAACTTCTAAGTCTTCAGTCCCAATTTCAAAACGCTGCTCAAAAGATGAACTAGCATCTGTGTAGAAGTCACCTCCTGCTGTGGACCATTTGCCGCTGCCTCCGGTAAAGTTTGTTTTAGTAAACCAAGGACCAGCACCGCCACCGTCGACGCATGTAACTGCTGTGTTTCCACCATGGCCTGCGACAGCTTGGGTTATTGTAACTACCGCCCCTTCTGCTGCGGCGGAAAAATATGAACTATGATTTATAGCTGTTGCAATTGCTGTGGCAACAGCGGAATTACTCCCGCCATTTCGGGCAAATTGCACCGCAGTCGTTGCAGCAGTGCTAGTTGTAGTAGTAGCGTGTGCAGTGGCCACAACTACTGTTCCATCAGTTGCAATCAAAGTGATTGTGTCACCAGCCTCAATAAATCCATCATTGGCAACAGTTACAGTTGCGGTGGCGGTGGCGGATGTTCCGTTGGCGTTTATCCAGTTAGACCCAACCTTGTCATATGTTAAGTCAGAATAGTTTGCCATATCAAGCCCATAGCCCTCTTCCCACTCGGCGGAAATAGCATTGATCGTAAGTTTATAATCAACAGGAAGAGTTCTTGTGTGCTCCGCATTGAACATCCTAAGATAGAACGATACACTACCAGAAGCAGGAATTTTTCCAGATGTTCTGTCTGAGCTAATATCGCTAACAGGAAATTGTACCATAATTCTTGACAACTCAGCGGATGAAGAATCTCTATGTGCATAAAGCGAAAAAGTTTCCAAGATGTCAGAAAAGCCCATGTTAGAGCCAGTTCCTCTATTGTTGAAATCTTCTTTGTAAGCATTTGTTATTGTGTTGTCTGCATTTGCTGTATATCTTTTTATAGCCATTATTTTACTGTTCCTTTGATATCAAATTTGGGGTATTTCATTTCTAAAATTACATTTTTTGGCACTTTATAAAAAGTGCCATCTTTTGAAGCAATTTTGTTAAAGTCTAGAGAGACGCTGCTATAATTTGAACCTGTTTTGTTTTTGATCATAACTTTTTTGACATCAACAACCCCAGTAACTTTATTCAAAATATCATAAAACTTTGTTATATAAATTGGTTCGCCAATGTACAAAGAGTCATTAACAAAATTTTCTACCCTATCAACGCAAGCTAGAAGAACCTCGTCGGGTTCGTAATTTCTATCATATTGAACTACAAAATCTACACTATAGTTTATAATTATAGCATCTTTTATTTCAACAGAATCATTTATAGGAATATACTTTTGAAGCCAATTTTTGATGTTATTTTTTACTACGCCACCAGTTGCTGCTAGTTTGCCGTCATTATCCTCAGAAACTATGTAAACTGAGATTTTTCTATTTGTCGAAGAGGGGTCGTTGACTATGTTTGCTCTCTTTATTGAACCAAACTTTGGAGGCATTTGATAAATCAAAGATTCGTAGTCTTGCTTAGTCACTGCTCTGTTCTGTGAGGCATAATACGATTTTGCTCTTACTTTTAGTTCCTCGTTGGTCAAGTCGTGGTTGAAGCCAGTTAGCGGATCCTCATTTGAAACCTCTAATGAATTTTTCACAAAAGTCACGTTATTGGCTACCAGACTAGATTCATTATTGAAAATAAAATTAGCATATGAAACTTGATTTATAGACAATGACGGGGCATTGACCGAGTTTGGATTATTGACCCTGTAAACCACTTTTAATGTAGTGTTGTATGGTGAAACACCAAACTTATTCGTAGATAGTAATTTAGCAGGATCAAACGAACTGTTGGAAATTTGCTTTTTGCCATGCATCTTTAAGGCAACTTTTGAAGGATCTACAAGACCAGAATCATCTTCATCTTCTGACCCGTAGCCAAACTGCAAATACGTTCCTGTATCGTCTTGTTCGACCGTGAATCTTCTAGTTGCCACAAAGGGCTTTAGAACTGATCTGACACCATCTGTAAAGGCATCTTTGTTCGTTGTCTCTAAAAAGACAACTTCTTGTGATAAATTATCAACTTCATAATATTTGTTGCCGCTTGAATCAACCACTGCAAATACTTCTGTTATTTTGTTGTCACCTATTCTGATTTTTCGAAATCTTTCAAATGCAGAATCGACCAAATCGATATTGACAACTTCAAAGATGCCGGATTGCACTTGCCCCAAGGCCTTTACTGCGAAGTGCGTGGTGGCACCTGTGCTGTTGTTGAATCTAGCTGCGACAAATTTGTTTTTCGGACTGCTCATGTCTACATCTTCTGTTAATAGGTAATTTCCACCGTTTACGCTGGTGAACGCCGCTCCCTTTTTTATTATTGGCAAATAAGATGTATCAGGGGCTGTTCCGTCTGTATTGGCTGGGCATAGAACAAATAGAGATACAATGCCAAATGAAGAAGGTGTTCCGTGGAAATTGTAACCTAACGATCTAGCATGTTTTCTTATATTATCAAATTCAATAGAAGTATCTAAAAAAGACTCGTTTACACCATAATCGACATAATAAGATAAGATGTCGCCAACATATGCTATGGAGTCCAGAATCATTGTGCCAAACGAAGGAGTCGTAAAGTCTTTATAATTGTCTGGGTAATATCTTTTTGCATGATCAATCAAATCTTCTTTTATAGAATCGAAATCTCTACTGGTGTATTTTATGTTAACATTTTTTTTATTTGGCATCTCTTGTTCTCCAACATCGAAAATAAATAGATTCTAGATTCAAATTTCTGGTAACTCTACGGAAAACTCAAAGGTTTCTACTGCTTCGCTGCTTGAAATTGAATACCTTATTTGAATTCTCATAGAAAGGCCATTGTACTCATTTAGAATTCTTACTCCCCGTAATGAGATATATGGAATATATTTGCTAATCTGGTTTGTTATTACTTCTGAAATCATTGCGTTGGAGATAGTGTTTGGGTTTTCAAACAGAACTTTTCTTATACAAACGCCAAATTGTGGGTCGCTGATTATTTCTCCGGGACAAGTCAACAATGTACTTTTCATGTTATACTCAACCAATTCTTTGAAATCACTAATTTGTTGATAACCTATGTCCTCCATCCCAATTTCTAGTGGGAACTTAATAGTGTAAAAATCTTTTTTTGACATTGATGGTCTCCTATTCAATCAAAAATGTAAATAACTTATAAAACTTGTTTCTTGCAACAACCCCAAGTGCATCAATAAATGGATTTGTCATAGATTCTCTCAATTTATAGAACCAAGGAATGTTATCAGCTAAAGTATTAGCATCGATTGTTTCCTTCATGACCCTATCCTTGCTATATTCTATCTGGCTATCTGGATTTTTATCGTCAAGCCCATACCCCTTTCTGATATAAGAAGAAAGAAAAAGAGTTTTTAGTTCTTTTTTACAATCATTGAAAATCTTTCCTACATTGTTTTTATTTATTTCTGAATCGTCCGAATCCTCTCTTTCATTTTTATCGACACCTAGAGCACTTAAAAAATTCATATAAGAATAAACAGACAGAACTGACGGTATTCTTTTTATGTTGAAAATTTTGTTGAAGATGAGATCGTAATCTGGTGATCTCATTAGGTTATCTACGTAACATTTCAAATCTTGATTGCAATTGTCATCTGGTAAGTTTATATAAAAGGAAATTAGTTCGTCCATAAGGTCCTGCTCGTATGAACACATGGGAAAAATATTTTCTCCTAGCCCAGCATGAGAAGGCTTGAAAATGAAAGATTTGAGATTTTTTGCGATCTCTAGATTGTCTGTGGTTTTTTCCACTTTAGAAAAAGTTTCACCGGGTATATAACACAGCCTTAGTCCAAACTTAACTCCAACAGACCCTATCATTTTCTGCTCTTTTTCATTTATTATCGAATTGCCAAAGAAGTCAGATAAATATTTGCCGGCGACATTCTTCTTGCTTCTCAAAATGTTTTTGAATGCTTTAGGGCTGATTATTCTGGTTGAACCTTTGCCCTTTTCTGTAATTTTTATATACTTTTCAAAATAGAAATTACCGTTATCTTTTATTTGTTGAATTTGTTCTTCAGATAGCGTAATATTGTCCAGTGGATTGGATGTTGCCGGGTTATCACTACAACTCACAATATTATTATATTTTTCAACAGTAGTTCCAATCTCTGGTGATATTATATTGGATTTAGAAGATCCCAAGAAAAATTTCCCTATGTCTGTGATTGAAGGACTGACAACGTCTGTTAGTGCTTTAGAGTAATTTTTGATCTGTTCTTTGACCAAAAATTTAAGCACATCTTTGCATTCTTTTTCAACTAAACTAATTGTAAAGATTTTACTAGCAAAGTTTGCTTCCTTGAGCGTCAAGTCACTAAATTTGAACCCTAAATTTACATCTCCCACAAATCCATAACTGTCAGAGTCTGTTGAATAGTTTGGAATCTTTTTCATAGATCGATTCCATTCTTGGTAATTTATGTTCATGTTTTTCCAGTAATCCTTACCAAACCCAATAATCAAGGATCCCCTAACGATATCATCGCCATATATTTTTTTGATCTTATTGGTCTCTATTTGCGTTTTAGCTTTTTCTATTTCTATCCTTAGTTCTTTTTTTATCTTGTCAGATTTATTTATAGATTTTTTATTCATAGACTTAGCCTTGTCTGATGAAATTGTCACAAACTTTTCAGCTTTTTCTACTGCTGATATATATGAATCTAGAACAGTTTCAGTGCCTTCGTCTATCTTGTCAGTAAAATCTTTTATTCTGTCCAATTCTCTGATTCTAAACTCTAATTGGCTTATCTTTTTACGCAACGATTCATTATCCAAATTTCTAGAGAGGTTCCAAACAAAATCATCCTTGAGCAACTCAAGCGCTGTTCCGTCGTCATAGTTAAATAATTTTTGGGCAGCGGCAATTTGCAACAAACTACTGGAATATTTTCGCAACTCTCTGCCTAGTGCCTTTTCTTCTTCAGACATGTTCTCTTTCTTTTCACTATAGATCTTTGAAAAATCCTCAAATTTTCTATTGAAAATCTGAACTGCTTGTTCTAAGAATAGTAGCCAATAAACTGTGCCTGTATAGACTGACTTCAGTGCATGCTCCTGAGATTGCATACTCTTGCACATTTCTTCTACAATAAATTCAGCCATGCAATCATCATAATTATCTGGTCCTATGGCTACATTACTTATAACCGGCATACTTCTAATGAAAAAGTCAGCCAAAAAAGTTCTGATGGTTGCTGTGACTGTTCCTTCTATAGCAGCATGCTTCGAAGGGGATATGACCCTATCAAAAGGCACTTCTTCGAGTTGATCTGGTGCTATTTGTAGGCGAGGATCAGATTTTATTTTGTTCCTTGTGTCGTCCATAGACTTTCCTATATCACTTACATTCAAAAAAGTAAATTGATTTTTTTCCCCTTTTGCTTCCGGCAGGAAAAATCTAGAAATTTTCATCCACCCTTCCTGCTCTTGCGGCTTGATGTAATATTTTGGATTTCTATAAGAACCACCATACATACTGGGATCTAAGAATACTACTCTTTTATTATTGGTAGATGACCTTCCTAAAATTGCTTGCTCTTCGTCATAATCGTACTCTTCTCCATTTGGGCCAACATATTCTAAATCTTGCTTTGTNATCTCCTGCAAGGGTGCGGAATGAACAAAACCAGAGGAAACTTTACCATCTTGCGTATACATTATTGAGGATTTCAANCCGGTGAAAATTAGTCTATCTATCGATTTCAACATCTTGTTTACTTGCGAAAAGTTTATTTCATTATTGAACTTTTGCCACCTATTGTTCAAAACGTTTTGCATTGTGATCGTTCTAAAATCTTCACTACCCTTTGGTGCTATAAACTGCTTGTCAAACTCACTAAATGTATGCTGGTTAACAAAAAAGTTTCTAGTTCCAAATGGCGAACGACAAGAAACGCCGTAATTCAAGCCTTTCTTCGCATTTCTGCAAATTATTTTACTTTCAAAAAGATCATCATCGTCAAGTTCGTTACTGTAGTTCAAAATAATTTTATTATCATCAAACTCTACATCGTTAGACTCTAAATACTTAAGCATCTGGATCGAGACAGTTTCTGGGTTTTCTCCGGGGTCTGGTAAGAAAAACTTTAGAATGGCGCTTTTATTAACAGCATTATGATAATTTAGTGTAAAACCTTTTTTGTCTGCCAAAATCAGACTTAGAATTCCGGGCGTATCGACAAGTCTTTCAAAGAAATTCCACTCTATAGTGTCATCGATAAAAGCCTTTTGTAGCCTACCAAATACAGCCGGGACAGAACTACTGACAGTTTCTTCTGCCGGGGTTTCTCTCATGACAAAAGCTGCTTGGGGATTTTCGCACCCATCTCCTTCAATATCAAGGGCTCTATCAATAGCATCCTTGAATAAGTCCTCTGGTGATCTTGAAATTAGATCTAACATCTCTTCCAAATCAGTTGCTATTCTTTCATTCTGTTTGTCAACAAAATCTTTTGCTACATCTGGGTTTAGTCCGGACTCTTCAAAAGCTCTTTGTCTTTCCGCATTCCACTGTTCCACTTGCTCGCTCGTTAGACAAATGCTGCTTTCTAACGGCTGATCTTCTTCGGTTGGATCTACAGAGTCTCTTAGTGCTTGTCTCTGGTCAAAAGTTAACGTGTTTGACAATTTGATAAAAAATTCAGCTACTTTTTCTACGGTGTCAAAAGAAGATGCAAACTCAGGCACGACAATTGGTATCGTTAGGGACAAGTTTTTGAAAAAATTATAATCTTGTTCTTCCGGTGGCAATGTAATGGCTCTTATCATTTCATTTTTTGTAGAAGAAACGGAGATAGCCTTGGTTAGCTTTATGAATGGTTGCTGTGCTCTAGCGACTGTCTCCTTGTCACTCAACTGGTTTGATGGCGAATCCATTGTTGCAATTGGATTATTTAGAGAATCGTAGTTCGTAGAAGCTAGTGTTGCCATAGCATTATCTGTTGTAAGCCCAGTTTGGCCCAAAAGATTATTACATAGCTCCTGCTTGTCTCTGTCTTGGTCTATCTCTCCGCAAACAACCTCAGACAAAATATCTTTCAGATCTTTACGATCTGTCAGTAAATCACTAGCAGCTTTTGCAAAATCCTTGACGTTGTTACAATCTAAACTGTGTATCGTTGGGAGTTCAATTTTTATCTTGCCCGCAACAAAACCTATCAGATTGATTATGAGGTCCTTTATCTTGAGTCTCAAAAATTTTATAAACATTATACCTAAAGCCTTAGGCCAACTCCACGAAGTAAATTTGAAATCAATTTTTGGCATTCTCAAGCCAGATGGCCATTTTCCACAAATATCAAAAGACAAAGAATTCAGAAAACTATCAATAGGCGGTGTTATATAGTGGGTAACAGGAAAATCACTGCCACCGATGCCCGTCATTGACATTAGTAAATCCATTCCCGGCAAGTTCTCTATAGATTTCATCAAATCCTGAATTGATGCCACTTTCATGATCACCTTTTCATAGACCTTCATTATTTGCGACTCGCTCAAATTAGATCTACTAGATATACCAGTTATTGCACTAGCTGTGAGTGCGTCGCCATATGCGTCAGTAATCGTAGTCCCAGAATCAATTAAAAACTTTGCAATAGAAACCTGACCTTCTCTGTCGTCTGGCTCTTCGGTAGGAACCAAGTTGGCCTCTTCGCCAAGCTCTAAGGCAATTTCCTGAGAAATTTGAAGCCTAACTGGCTCTGGTAGTCCCATAAGAAGGCCTTCCAGACCTTGAGCCGTTGCATTTGAAAACCAAGTTTTCATAATTGCTCTGTTACTCGTTTCAAAATCCAAATTAGACATAATGCAAGTAATTGCAGTTTTAGATAATTCAATAAATTTACAAGGATTTAAGCTACTGATAACTGATTTTAAAAATTCTTCTGAGATTTGTTTGTTGTTTTTTAACATGTCTGCCAGACAAAATGGCTTCTTGATTCTATAGGTTTTTTTCTCTTTTTCAACATTTAAAGAGATTTCTGGTATACTGAGTCTGAACTCATTTTCGATTTTGCGTTGTGTTTTAGAATCTACGATAGAATCAGGCCCCAAATTGATTGTGGCAATGCCAGTCTTGTTCGCCTTGTTCAATTGATATTCCAAAGCATCAGAAAACTTTACTACCTGATTAAATAAAAAATCATCCAAGCCTCCGATAACTTTTGAAATTTGATCGTCAACACACTTAATACCAGTTTTTTTGATAAAGTTATCTTTAGTAGTCGCTATGACTTTTGGAAAGGTAAAAGTTTCAACAAAATCAGTCCAAGCAGGAGTTTTTTTAGCATCTATTCGCAAGCCAATATTTTTTACATTTGCTATATAACCAACTAATGTAGCGTCTTTCATGGGTGGCGCTTTTGTAAAAGCTGATAGTCCCTTTTTTAGTGTTTTGAATTTGCGGCCAAAGTTCTTTCTGGCTTGAATTTTTTTGATCTTATATGTACCAAGGGCCTGAGATACTTCAAAGGTAAATTTCAACTCGTAGGCCTCGTTCAGTGGGTCAGAAATAATCCCATATGAGTAATTGTTTAATTCAATAATCTTTTCCAATTCATCTAGAAACATATCAATTCTGTTTGGATAAAATTCTAAGTAAAAAGGCTCTCCAGTTTGTTCATATGCTACCATTCCACCTTCTAGTTGATAGTACATCGCTTGAAATTTACTAAAAACAGAAAGTGTTGCTTTCAACTTTTTCAACACCAAAATCAAATATTTTGTTTTTACAGTCATTGTTTCAGTCATCAAGTCTTCTTCAGTTTCTATAACTGGCTGTTCCGGAATTGAATCAAAAACATTTGCTGGTATTGTTACTAACACAACCATTGTGCTGTCCGCAAAACTATAAAAATGATAATCTGCTGCTGTTGCGTAATCCTCAATTGGGCGACCGTTTATTTCGTTTGTTGGCACCTTGTTATAAAAATTTAATAAAAACTGAATTCCAACTTTTTTATAAGAATCTAAAACATCCGAAAAAGACTTTCCTGATTCTTTTATGGAGCTATGTGTGAACATTTCTCCATCCTTGTTGATAGAGACCATGGTGTAGTATTCACACTTCTTTGCATTTAGGTAAGGTTTTTCTGTTGTCCACCATCTGGGTTCTTTGTAATTTTTATCCGGAACACAGGTTGGACAGAACTTAGACATGTCAACTGGCTCTTTTACTTCCTCTTGACATTCGTCTCTTTGAAATTTTTTAAATTTGGATGTCATAATTATCTCATGTTGTATAAACAGTGTTGCTTAAAATCGATCTATTGCCGGGTAACAAGCATTTATCTAAGGCTGATGTTTCTTCTAGCCAAGTATTTATTATTTGCATACTTTGTTCCACCAAACCATCAACATCATCAATAAGGTTATTTATAAAGTTACCACCGGTGCCAAGCGTAAGTACAGACATTAAGCCATTTATTTGTGCGAGTTGTGAAAAAATTGTAACTAATGCCGACAACATATCACGCATCATGTCTTGGTTGTTAGATAAATGTTCAACCAAGTTGTCGCCCAAAACAACTGGTTGTAGCTTGTCCTCATTTCCGGCTATCAGTTCTATTTTCGGAACTTCTAAACTTGCGCCATTTGAGTTTGTTTCCTTTTGTGTAAATGCACCTGCGCCGCAATAGATCCTAACACTCTCTCTTGCTATTATTCTTGTGTGGTCTGCTTTCAAAGCGACAGCAGATTTACCAAATGAGTCCGTTTTTGTATTAGCAAATCCAAAATAAGAATCAATTCCCAAGGATTTTTGAGTTATATAGATTCTAGCAGCATCAGATGAAAAACTAGGACCTATTACGTCTTTTGGTGTCAATTGTTTTCTTTTTTTAGCAGAGTATGTTGCCCCTCTGCCGACAACTATATCAATCATACCGCACTGTGTGTAGCCTTTGCCACCAGCACCGGATGCTCTAGATTCATTCCTGTCCCTTCCTAGTACTATTGAAGAATTATATGAGTTTTTTATAACCTTTTCGCACTGAGCCTGACGAAACGTAGGTACGTCTTCTACTATATCTGTGCAAAATAATCCCGGCTCAATTCCTCGGTCAATGATTTTTTGAACTGTGTCTTCTAGATTTGCTTGTGAAAAATCTTTTTTGTTATACGCTTTGTTATGTGACATTATTACTCCATTTATCCACCAGAAACCGTGGTTCCAGTGGCACCATCTATATGTGCCTTACCAATTGCCAATTTTTCCCCACCGCCTTCGGCTTCAACTTCTTTTTTTGCTTTTCCAGCATAGCCATATTGCAAGCCCAAAACAACTGTTGGATTGACTCTATATTTTTGTTGCCCATTCCAGTCATACCAATTAACGCCCCACCACAATTCAAAATGTAAATGGGCGCCATAAGAATTGCCCGTGTTTCCCTGATCTGCAATATGTTGTCCTTTTTTGATTTCTTGGTTTTTCTTAACATAAATAGCTTCACAATGCATATAATGAACTAAAAATTCAATGTCTTTTCCGTCTTTTCTTTTTCCTTTATGAACTACAATTACATGTCCGCCAGCGCTTTTAGAACAACAATTAGCCCTGTAAACCTTGCCGTCTAAGACAGCATACATAGGTTCTCCAATCCCATTCCCACCAGAAATATCTGTTCCGCCGTGCAGGCTTTTTGATCTTTGTTCTCCAAACAATCTGCCAATTATTGTTCTTTTAGGGTGAGTTGGGTAACTAGCACCGACAACTTGCCAATCAAATTGTGCTACCCCATCAGGGCCATTGTAATCGGGCCCTCTTTTAGAAAAGTCGATCATTTTAGCTGGTGTAGTTGGCTCATATGGCTTGCCTTGGTTTTTTCTGGGCGTGTAGGGTAACTCTGCGTTCAGAGCTGGTTCGTAGTCTGGGCCAGAGTATGCACTCTGCTGAACTCCTATCTTTATAGCTGGGCTTCCACCGCCATTATCAGAAACTGGTCCTAATCTTCCACTATTGCCATCTGATGGCTTGTTCATAAAATCGCCACTACGTCCCTTACATTTTTCATTGGTCTTAGAAACTCTTCTATTTACTCTAAATGGGTCGTATGTCAACACACGCTGCCGACCTAAATATGAAGGACCTTCGCCAAACTTTACTACAATAATGTCACCCGGTGACAATTTAGGAGGATCGGAGTTTTCTGTTGATGGCCTCTCTGCGTAGGCTATCGGATGACAAGAAGATATCATAGCAAATAGCTTTTTTTTCTCCTCATCAGATGTCACGGTATTCTCTAGTTCACACTGCTCTATGAGAAAGTTGTCAGAAAGTCCCAAGATCCTCACAAAGCATCTCTTAAATTTGAAATCAGTAGTTGTGTTAGATGCAGTATTAGTAACTTCTGATTCTTCGGAAAGTACTATGGCTTCGAACTCAGATTGTCCTCCAAAAATACCGTTTATTGGATTGAAATATTCATCTAAGTCGCTTCTATGAGCATCTCTAGATTCTTTATCCGCAATTGAATCAAAGAAAGGCGTGTATCTATCTGGGATTTTTCTGAATCCGGCCATTACTCTTCCTCCGAATTGCTTATTGCGTTGTAGATCTCTTCCATGTCTTTTGCAGATAGCCCTTCATCACCGCTTTTCTTCGACATCATTCCCACAATCTTAACTAATTGCTCATTCGATCTTTGCAACGTCTCGACATATTTGGACATAACTATGCCAACTTCTTTATGCCGTGCTTCATCTTTTGATAGCCACTTAATCGCATCATCTAAAAGTTCACGGGTTATCTCTCTATCATTTCTTATATTAGAGAGCGCCTCGTCAATGTATTCATTTAGTTTTTTACTCATAACAACATAAATAGAATTTACTTAGATTTTCCCGTTATTCCAGTCAGACTTGAAAAGTTTATATTTTTTTCTAAACTTATTCAACTGGCATACGATTTGTTTCGTGTTCATTCCTGTAATTTCTCTGAGGTAAAGATAAACGGCTTTTTTGTTAAAAATCTCAATATCTTCAACAGAGTTCATTATCTCAACAACAGCTTTGTAAACTTTTCTTTCGTTGTCTTTCATATCATCAGTTCCCCAGCCATCCATTTCGACCCACAGTTTCTGCCAAAATTCATCCCTTTCTCTGTCTTTTATGTAGGGCTGGTGGCATACTATTTTCGAAGGATCAATTTCTTTGAGTGCTTTATCAAAATCAACCTCTCTTTGGTTTCTCTTAGTGGTCTTTTTAACCTGATGAATAAACCAGTTTTTTGTAATGACGCTAAAGTAAGAAAAAGCCTTTGAGCCTTTGTTGGGGTCATATTTTTCTAAAATTGTTGTTAACCATACTTTACATTCATTTCTAAGTTCATCAATATTAGGTAAAGTGGTAAACTTGTATGTGAATACAATTTTATCAACCATTTGGTCAAATGCTGGCTGTATCCATCTAACATACAGTCTTGTTCTGACTTTATTACATGCGGAATTGCAATAATCAACTATTGCTTGTTCGTGTTCCGCCGTAAAATACATCTTGTTCGGTGATCGTCTTCTCGGCATTATTTTTTTCTTCCTCTTGTTGCTCACCCTCGCCTTCTTCCAACACTAAAGGACTAACAATGTCGCCAATCTCTTCAAAACTTTCTAACATTGTAGATAGACTATTTGTGTGTTGTAGTAAAAATTGCAATGTTTCGTCTCCATAAAACATTTCCATTTCGTAAACAGACTTGAGGTGATTCCTATAACTAGTTATCATATCGACTAAATCAACCAAATTTTCGCCCACATCAAATAGCTTAGTCAAGAGTACCCTAACGTAATAAAGTGCTACTATATTGCCAATTACGGACGCAGAAAGTGCCATAATTAGCCAAAATGCTAAATCAATCTTCATAAATTTGGTTCCTTGCTTCTTTTTTCATTTCACTGAGAAGCTGTTGGTTTTCGCCAATACATTCTTCGGTCAATCGACCAATTTTTTCGTCTTCTATAGTTGCTCTAACAACAGAAGGAATTTGAGGAACTCGGACAAGTCCACCTTCCTTTTCACATAACACACATTCTTTTTGTGTTTCAGTCATGCCGTGCCAAACTTTAAAACTTGAGTCACATTCCTTACAGTTATAAATATAAAAAGGCATTAGCTGGTTACTACCTTACTTGGCGTGGCTATCGTGGTTTCTGGTGCTTTTACCATTGGAGGATTCATCACTACCAATTGGCCTGCGTCGTCTATCTGAACATTGAATTCTTGCAACACGGGAACAATATCAGTTTGCTCCATTAATGATTTCTGGAGGGCCATCATCACAGCCCCAATCGCTTGATTAGATAATTTATAATTCATTCTTAACTCCTATTATCTTTTATTTTGAAGCGGAAACATTTATCAATTCCGCTTTGTAAATTAGTTTTTGCTTTCCACCCTATTCGTAATAAAGGCTCGATGTTAGCTTTTGTTAACAAAACATCGCCTTTTCTTTCCTCTACATACACAAAGTCTATATCGTGATATTTTTTCACTATCGTCTTTACTTCATTGAGAGAGATGTTCTCGCCAGTCCCCACATCATAATGTTGTCCATTGAATTTGTTTTTGTATTTCATTGCAAAAATGTTAGCATCAACAACATCCCAAACATAAGCCATATCTCTTCTTTGCTCTCCTGTCCCTGTGATGAATGGCGTCTTGCCAATTCTGATATAATGCATCCAGTTTGCAATAGCAGTAGCATATGGGCCGTCTACTGTCTGGTTTTCAGAATAGACATTGAAGTATCTCAAAGAAACAGTATCCAAATCGTATAAATCAGAATATAATTTACACTCCATCTCTGAGATTAGCTTTTGAAGTCCATATGGGCTATTAGGGCCGTCGCCATTACCGACCACAGAAGAGGACCCAGAATAAATCACCCTTTTAGCTCCTACTTTTTTGGCAAAGTTAAGAACATATGTTGTTATAATAACATTATTTTTCATCGTTTGAACAGGATTTTCAACACTATAAGCTACTCTAGGTATACAAGCCAGATGAAAAATAAATTCAGGTTTGAAATCCCAAAATAAAGATTCAAAAGACCCATCAACGTCCTCCTTCAAGCAGTTCAAAATATCTCTAGAAGGGCCGTCCTTTATATCTATACCTAATACTTCATGGCCATCCTCTTTTAGTTTCCTATAAAGCCTAGAACCAATAAATCCCTTATGTCCTGTTACTAAACATCTAGCCATTAGAAACTCCAAAACCATGAAAAGATAATATCTCGTGTCGCTTTGTGTCTGGTATTGAAGCGTAAAAATCATACATCTCTTTCAGACTTTTTTGATAGTCTTCAAATACCATTTCAATTCCATTTTCAGCAAATCGCTTTCTTAGTTCAGAAATGTCTGCGACTAGAATAGTGTCTTCATCCTCTCCTTCTCTCATTCTAACAAAACTAACTCCCGACTTGTTACCAGAAATTTTATTAATATCTTTTGCAAATTGCTTAACAGTCACAGGCACTCCTCTTCCGAGATCATACACCTCTTCCCAAAAATTGTGTCTGGTTGCTTCGACAGACCATTTAGCAATATCTTTTGCGGTTATCATGTCTACAACATTATCGCCGGAACCAAATATCTCAATTGGCAATCTTTCTTTAGCCAATAAGCTGAATGTGGGGCCTATTTTTCGGACTGGGTGTGTATGCTGGTGTGGACCAAAAGCATTGAACCACCTCATAGAAATTATTTTGGTAGTGTTGCTCTTTTCATTGTACATTTGTGAAAATTTTTCTGATGCTTCTTTTGTTATCGTGTAGGTGTTGAGCCAAGGGTTTGGCTTAGATGGATAAAATACTCTCGGTATTTTATTATTGTTACAAGCATCAAAAACATTCAAACATCCTATGACATTGACCTTCACAGCAGTTGTAATCATTTCGTTCAATTCAGAAGTTCCTAAAACACCAGCACAATTGTAAACTTCGTCAAAATTTTTCAACTTATCAAAGCACATTTTTCTATTTGTAATGTCTAAACTTTCAAACCTCAAATTACCATGCGCTTCCTTTCTACTCGTGTCAACATCAAAACAAGTCACCTCATCGCCCTTAGAAAGTAAATAATTCACTATCTCAAATCCTATAAAGCCGTTTGCGCCAATGACGCAACATTTATTTATTTTCATTCTTCAATCTCCTCTATCTTATAATGTAAAAATTTGGCAAATGCCCATCATATAGTTGTTGTTCTTTTAGATTCATGTTATGAACACCGTCCTTATAATACATGTAGCCATAAAGATGATGTAGTTCGCAACATCCCCACCTATGCTTGTAGATGCCTCCATGCTTTCTTATGCGATCAACCCAATTTATCCAATTTTCATGATATTGAAAGCCGTTTTTCCAAACAGATAAATCTGACTTCCATCCCATTTTGTGGAAAGCAATTTCATCATTGTCATCAATAGCTCTCCTAAGACTTGAACTCTTTGGGCAAACCTCATTAGATTCAACATATGACTTTACAAAATTAAATAAATTTTCTCTAGTTTGAGAATGTCTTGGGTTGAACTGCTCGTTCATTCCCCAAAAATATGAATTAATGCAAAATAACTCACCATTTCTTTTACTCTCTTCTTCTATAAATTTATCGACGACATCAAAACCAAAGCTCTTTTTGAACCAAGAGTCGTCATCAAATCTTATTATATAATCATAACTACTCAACTCTTGCCTTTCAAACAACTCCCAAGTCAAAAAATTACACATATGTAAATAATTTGTTCTAGATTTGGGAAACTCAAAACGAGCATACTGGTTATACGTTCTATTATAAAATAGATCAACCTCACTCAAGTGAGGGGGGACTTTAGGATGTATTGTAACAAATGTAACTTTTCCGGAATAACTATTTATAACCTTCTCTTTATCATCATCTGTATAGATGTTTCCAAATTGATAGACGTAAAGATCATAGTCACAAGGATGATAAAGTGAAAAGTTTTTCAAACAAGTTGGTAACATTTCTTTTCTTGCACTTAAAATTGCTATACAAGCATTGTGCTTAGCTTTCATCTTTATTAACCTCATTTTCAATCCATTTGTAGGTTTTTACAATTCCATCACGCAAAGGCTCAGATACAACCCAACCAACCATCTTTTTGTATAGGGCGTTATCAGAATTTCTACCATTCACGCCAACAGGGCACTTGTGCCCGTACTTTTCCTCAAATTCCTTTCCTTGAATGTTGTAAATTGACAGATCTTTTCCGGCTATCTCAATAATCATTTTAGCAAAATCATTCATCGAAATCATCTCTTCAGAGCCAATGTTGACTGGTCCTTCAAAATCAGAATGCATAAATCTATACGTTGCCTCAACACACTCATCTACATACAAAAACGAACGAGTTTGTGTTCCGGGACCCCATATTTCAACAGAACTCCCCTCAGGAGCTTCGGCAACTTTTCTACAAAATGCAGCAGGGGCCTTTTCACGTCCACCTGTCCATGTTCCGTAAGGGCCAAAAATATTATGAAACCTTGCAACTCTAACCTCAAGGCCTTTATTTCTCATAAAAGATAAAAACATTCTTTCAGAGAATAGTTTTTCCCAGCCATACTCTGAATCTGGATTTGCAGGGTAAGCGCTACTTTCGATACAATTGGGATTATCAGAATCCATCTGATTGTGCTCTGGATACATGCAGGCGGATGATGAATAGAACACTCTCCCTACGCCCTTCTTACACGCCTCATAAGCAACATTCAAATTAATCAGTGCAGAGTTGTGCATAATATCGGCGTCATTCTCACCAGTAAAGACAAAACCTGCCCCTCCCATATCGGCTGCTAGTTGATAAATTTCATCCATGCCTGTGTCGATGACAGAACGAACAAATTTTGGATCTCTTAAGTCGCCTACACAAAACTCATCTGCGATTGTATGAATGTCTTGAAATTCGTTCTGCTTCAAATCAACCCCACGAACCCAATATCCTTTGGATTTCAGAAACTTAACCAAGTGACCACCAATAAAGCCACCTGCGCCGCATACTAATGCTTTTTTCATTACAATTCTCCTGTTTTGGTTTCAAAGGCCACATCCTTCAGAATTTTTGTGATTTTTTCCGCTCTGTGGTCCCAAGTGTGATTCTCTAAAGTGTGTTTCATAGCATTGTCAATAATAGTCTTCATCTCTGTTGGGTTTTTCAAATAGTATTTTATCTTTTCTTCTAATTCTTCGATAGAACTGAACATGACACAGTGCTTATTTTCTTCAAATAGGCCATCGTAAACTCTATCAAACCTATTGCACACGAGCAAAGTAGTGCCCAAGGCCATAACTTCGTAATACCTTGTCCCAACAAGGTCTGCTGGACCTGTTGTACTTAGCCATGCTCTTGATCTGTTGAGTCTTCTGGCGTAAGATTCCAGAGAGTCATGTCGATGCTGCGAGAATGAAAACTCAATGTCAGACCATTGGCTGCTCTTCTCGACAATTTTAGCTCTCCAATCTTCTGTTTGCTCTGGTCTGATAACACCAGAAAAACCAAAATCACAATCATACTCTTCATTATCATACTTTTTAAATATTTTTGGATTAACTGCGAAGGGAATTTGATAAAACGGAACACCAGTTACTTTTGAATACTCATCATAATCATGATGAACACAAAAAGCTACTTCCGGTTTCATCTTCTTTATCCAATCAAGTTTTTTATCTAATGCTGCATATTCTTTGTTTAGGATCACAGCGACTGGGATTTTGCATGCGTCGAGACCTTTGACTTGCTTGGGGTAATTTTCAGAACAATCTGTCCATCCGAATCCAAACAAAATTATATCCGGCTTTTGCGGGCACAGGCTCAATACATCATTAATATGTATTTCCGGTCCTCCTATTGGAGACCATTTTCCAAATTGATAAACAGTGTTCATGCGTCCAAGTGCATTTCTTATTTCATTATAATAGGAATAAGAATTGCCATGGTTTCTTTCAAAAAATAAAATTTTCACCTAAAAAATCCTCTCATAATTGCCTGATGCGTTGGGTTGCCACTAGCTGTCTTGCCGGGCGAATAAACAAAATAACTTGGGGCAGACTTCAATATCAATGAAATGTCATGATAACACCCAAAACGTTCATCATAATCATCAAAAATCCAAACAGGAGTTGAATCTGGGTTTTGTATGCTCTTCAAGTTACTTACATCTCTTAATACAGCATTTCTGTCGTGTGATCCATCGATATAAAATAAATCAATTTTAGTTCCGTTTTGAATTATCTCTTCTGCTAATTTTTTACTGTCACCCAGAACAAAAGTCGCAGTGTCTTTATACTCTTTTGTGTACTTTTGGCTTCTTCTGTCGTCAATGTCACAACTCCATACCTTGCCATCAACATTTTTGCAGTATTCAGCGAAGCTAAAGAATTGCCAACCTTCTGCTGTTCCTACTTCTACAATATTTTTTGCTTTGAAATACTCAGCGATCGTTGTAAGGAAAAATGCTCTTTTGGAAAGTTTGTTCAAGATTATTTCTTTTTCGTTTTCATCTAATCTGAAATTGGATGCTTTTCTTTTTTGGATTGGGTAATTGATCCCATTCCACAACTCAAGGTATTTTGGAGGCAATTCAATTTCCTCTATTCTGGTTGATAATAAATCTGCTGTATTAACCATTATAACTCCAAGCGTGTTTATTTATTAGTTTTTTCATTTCTGCTGCTTGTCTCATTTTTATTTCTCTGGTTAGTCCGTTGTCACCCTCAAACTCTTTATGGTGAAAAATCATAGCTCGTGGATTGAACTGATAATCGAACCCTAGGTGCTTAAGTCTCAAGAAAAACTCTTGCCCTGTTCCGCCATAGCCCTCAAACCTTTCAGAGAACATACCACAACCAATCCAATCTTTTCTTAGCATTGAACAATTGTTTTCAACTAAAATCTCTCTAATTTTTGTCGGCTTCAGAGAGCCATAAGATTGTAAATATCTTGCCATTTTTGCATGCAAATGATCCTTGGGATCAAAAGAATTTCTATATCCGCCAGTCAGTGTCTTCGGCCTAATTGACGATTTGTGCTCTGCGATGAATTCAGGCGTTGGAAAGCTATCATCATCTAGAATTACAACACCGGTGCCTCTGGTTTCAATAAGGGCCATATTCCTTACTTTCGCTAAGCAGTATTTATTCGTCTCTTTTGAGTCAACCCATCTGATCTCAAAGTCAGATTTATATTCTCTTAGCATATCCACAGTATTGTCAGTGGAGCCGTCTATGCCCACAACAATCTCAAACTGCATATCTGTTTGGTTTTGAAAACAGTCTAAATTTTTCTTTAAAACATCGCTTCTATTATAAGTTGAAATTATCACTGATAGTAGCATTATAACTCCCATGGTTGAGATTCGTAGTTGTGCGGTAACCAACGGAACCACTCATTTAATCTTATGTTGTAGTTTGGGTACTTTAGCATAAACATTTTTGTCTTCAATTTCCATTTACTATAGCAAAAACTTAGCTGGTCTCTTCTGCTGTGGTTTTCAATCTCATTCCACCAAAAATTCATTAGCTCAATAACATCCGTTTTATTGTGCCTCCTCAGTAAAATAGAATTTGCTGTTAAGCCATTTTGTTCGGGATACTGTTCTGTTCTATATTTCTTCATTTGGGCACTAACAATTTCTGGGTTGTCCTTATTGAATCTAGTAACAACCTTGGCCTCATCATAAATACAATTCCTGCCTTGGTCATGTTGAAATGTTAAGATGTTTGCTTGATCCCCAAATCGACTTGTAAATCCGCCCAAATCAGAGCAAATCAAAAAATTTGCATCCACCCAAATACTAAGATCATAATCTTTCAAAAATTCGTGGGGCTTGACCTTGAAGATTTTTGCACTCCTAACAGGATCTTTACTAATTGGTTCATGGTAAATAACTTTCCAAACTTTTGATTTTATGTCTTTATTGTCTGTGTAGCAAACATAGTCATAGTCGCTATTATTATACAGCGGGTCCTTAAGTGTATCCTTGTTGCCATAGATCGCAGTATAAACTACATTTTTATTTTTCACTTTAGCCACCTTTGATTATCAAGAGTCCAACAAACAACCTCCTTTAGCCTTTTTTGTACAGGCACTTTTGGAGTCCAGCCAAGACTTTTCATTTTTTCACCACACAGAGCATAGCGCAAGTCATGTCCCGGCCTTGATGAATGAAAATCAACCATTTTGTATTTCAATGGCTTATTCATGATTTTTGAGACCATGTTTGCTAATTCTAAATTATCAACCTCTTGTTCACCCACAATGTTGTATTTGTCGCCAACTACAGCGTTCTCAAGTAAAAACAAAATAGCGTCAGCAACATCATCTGTGTTGATGTAAAATCTGGATCCGGCTTTTGTCTTTTCTTTGTTCGAGTGAACTGTTACTGTTTCTCCGTCACGAATCTTTTGTATCAAAAGGGGAATGTATTTTTCTGGATGTTGTCTGATTCCAAAAACGTTCATTGTGTGCGTTGTAACAATGGGCATTTTATAAGTGTTACAGAATGCCAAACACATTTCTTCTGCGCCTGCCTTGGAAGCGGAATATGGGTTACCACTGTTATATCTGTCCCATTCCTTATAGGCCACACCCTCTGGAGCGGGACCAAATACTTCGTCGGTGGAGAAGTTAATAAACATCTTAAGATCATCTAGCTCTTTTGCATAAAGAAGGGCATTTGTCGTACCAACAACATTATCCATAACAAAAGACATTGGATCTTCAATAGAGCGATCAACGTGAGAACCGGCAGCTAAATGTATAACGTGAGTTATTTTTCCGATTTGTTTTCTAAGTGTTTCGTTTATAGGGGCTTTTAAGTCATGCCAATGAAAGCTAAACCTTTTTTTCCATTCCGGGTTTACATCTAAGACTTCCTGAATCCTGTTTAGGTTTCCAGAGGTATCTAAGCGGTCAATTGTGACCACATCATAATCTGTATCTTTCAACAATCTGTAAATTACTTGATGTCCTATAAAACCGGCGCCGCCTGTTACTAATATTCTATAATCCATAAATCATTTCCTGTAGTTTTTTATCCCATAGTTTATAAAAGATGATTTCGTCACTTCGAAATTGTTTATCTTTTTTGTTATATTTACTCAAAACAGCAGACTCATCATGATAAAAGAAAATATCTTTACCATAATACATGGGACAGATTCCGCCCTTATATAGGCGCAAACAAATGTCACTATCTTGAAAATTTTTAGACAATGTTGGGTTAAAGCCTCCCAATTGTATAAAAGCCTCTAAATTCCAAACATGAAGCGCACCAGTTACAAATAAACTCCCTCTATCGCAATTCACTCTTGGATTATCTGCCTTTTGAAATCGTAACGAGTGGCACGGCGTATAAATGAGCATACTGTCTCTTTCGGCAATAGCAATCCAGCCGTCTCCTCCAAATTGAACTGTCTCTCTCCAGTCGCCTAATTTTGTTTTAAAGTTTTCTTTTATATTCGCTGTGTCGTCTTCACCACAAAGCGACATCGATGCTGGTGGGTATAGTAACTTGCTACCTGAAACTACTGACTTGTCCCGGTAGTGCCTTTCAAGCAACTCTAAAAACCACGCTTTCTTAGCATGCCACAAATCAGCATTCCAGAAAATAACCGTTTCAACTCCCAATTCAAAGCAAATTTTGCATGGTATATTGTTTAGCATTGAAAAATTGAAACCTTTGTCATTATCAATTCTCAGGTAAGATAAATTGTTCATGATTGTAATTTTCTTGATGTCCTCAATTGAACGATCGTCAACAACAATTATATTGAATAATTTATCAATGCCGTGCTCTTGAAAATTCTTTATTGTTATCTGCAATAATTCAGAACTATCTCTGATTGGTATTATGAAAGTTGGCCTTGTCTGCCAATCGTTTTGCCTTAGCCATTGACACTTATAATCAATTATTGCCTTATTAAAACTTGACTTACCATTTGTCAACTCTCTGTCGAGAACTAGTTCTTTTTGTTTGACAACAAATCTATCTTGCACTTTGAATGCTTTATCGCTAAAGAGATTGCATCTTATGAACTCATTCATTTATTGGCTTCCTATAAAATAACTATATCCGAATCTGGGTTGTAGATTGCTTCACAGAAGCCCGCAAATAGCTTTTCTTCGTTGAATTTGTCTTTTATGATAGATGATAGCTCAACTGCCGTTTCTTTGCATTTTGACCAGTTTTTGAGCGTTTTACGAAGGGTCATTTTATAACTGCCTTGATTGGCATATGCCCACATTGACTCTCTATCAAGAACCCCGTCCCAGACCGCTTGTTGTTGAATAGGCTGCATTGTGTACTCAACAGACTGGAAGTAGTCTTTGCCATCATGATGTAAAAAATCTAGCTGCCCAGACCACCCAACAGTTACAACTGGTAGTCCCTCTCTGGCTGCTTCAAATAAAGGAAGACCAAAGCCCTCGCCATGTGAGATGTTGACAAGAGCCTTGATCTTGTTATGATTATACAACCAAGTCATTTGACCGGAAGTTAAATCACCATGAAGAACGTAAACTTTACATTTACGCTCACTATAGGGGGCAAGAATATTCTTCATTCTCTTTTGAAGATGGTCCCAGTCGGTGATGGAATTAGCTTTGATGTTGGTCTTGATAACCAAGCCAACTTCTTGGTCAATAAACTCTTCGACGAACCACCTTATTGAGTTTTCAAAATTTTTCCTTGGACCCATTTGCGAAACAATAAGGAAGTTATTATCATAATCCAATTTCATTTCGTGAATTGGTTCTGGTTCAGATGTCGGTGTTGTCTCCCAGACAACATCAACTTGCCTATTTAGTGAATATGGAATAGTCTCCCCAGTGCGACTATTTTTAGCTTGCACTTTCGTACTTTCATATGTCGTTTTTGCATGGTTCGATACAACTAAGATTTTATCAACCTCTTCATTGCCTTTCTGTAGCCAAACAGGTGCAACCCTGTCCGACTCAATTCCAGCAGTGTAACCGATATTAATTGGGCATATTTTCTGGAATTCATTTGGAATTGTAACCTGTAGACTAATGTCTGGTTGTAGCTCCTTCTTTTGAATTAGGATTTGCGTCAATGTGATTTTAGAATCCATCCAATTTCTGAATTCGTCATTCTCCCAAACCCACCCAGTTTGACCCCAATTGATCGGTTGGATATAAATATCAAATAAGTCTTCTCTTGATCTTAGTGCTCTTAGTGCAAAACGGGATTGTTCACCATAACCGCTTTGGGACAGAACCGGCCCCCTTACAAAAATTTTCTTTTTCATTGCTATTATTAGCTCCTATTATTATTCTAACATGTTTTTATGATGTTGTCAAGTATTATTTTTATTTTTTTATTTTTATTAGTGCGAAGGACAAATAACAATAGACATGTTGCCCAATCAGAACATGGTAGTACTCTGTGTTATCAGATTTATATCTGATGTGTTCACCAATATCAACAATTATTCCATATTCGCCTAAAACAGTGGATACCAAATCACCAATTTTAAACTTGGTGTTAACAAAATGATAATGGCACAAATTGCCATTATAGTCAATCATGCCACTTCTTTGAATCTAATTTTGCTATAGTTGGCTCTATTTTCCCAAGAACCTTCTTCGATATAAATCTTTTGCATTGCATCAACCCACGAATTATTGAAGTCAGTAAAGTTATAATTCTTGAGAACATGCTCACGGCCCTTTAAGCCCATTTCACGGCGACCTTCATTGCCAAGTGCCATTATCTTGTTCAGCGCATTGAAGAACTGTTTTTTACTTGTTCTGTCTTCGTAAATGTATGGAACTTGTTGCGAACCAATTATACACTTTGATGTGGGTACGAGTCCGATTCCAAACCATTCAATGCCATCTGTGACCTGTTCTTGTAGGCCACCAGTCATATTCACAATAATTGGAACCCCGCACGATAGTGATTCTAGTGTTGCCAGCCCAAACCCTTCTGCGTCGGAAATATTGATAGTACAGTCAGACATGCCATACATTGTAGCTAATTGTTCTGGTGCTACTTTGTCTTTGGAGATTAGAACTTCTCTGTTTTCAAGACCCAAATGTTCAATAATATGACTAAGGTCTTGACCATGAGGATCTGCTGGATCTGTGTGCATTATCAATTGTGCATTACTTTGGTTGTTGGTGCTTTGAATCCATTCCGCAAACCAATGAATAAGTGTACCAGATTGTTTTCGACGAGCATTTCTATTATTCCAGAAAAATATTGTTTTGTCCCAATCTTCTTTTGGTAATAGTTGTTCTCTTACCTGCTGTTTCTCGGTAGCAGTAAGGGTTTTAAAAATGTCTGAATCAACTGCGTGTGGAATATATTTAGATCTCACAGTAGGAGATACTGTTTTCACAATGTCATCTGTTACTTTTGAAATAGTAAAAATTGCATCATTTGAATCATAATACTTCTTATTGAAATATGGATATGGATAGTTATCCCAAACGTGATAATACACCATGGGGACCAATGGACGGATTTCATTTTCCATTACCCACAACCACTCATAAAATCTAGGGTCAGTCATGAACCACAAAATATCTGGTTTTTCTGTTCTGAGTGCGGACCTAATCATTTCTGGTGTTCCATATCCGTCAATCGGTATTACTCTCCAATCATCGCCATATGGCTCAATTTTAACCGGTTCGTAGCTAGAATGCTTGATTGCTCCCCCAAGTGAAATAATTTCAAATTTACCTGATTTTAGCAGTGCTTCGCAAATGTATTTCGTTTGCGAACCAACGCCAGAAGGCGACAGTGGATGGTCGCCTAATGTTAATACTTTTATTTTTTTTGTCATTTATACTCCGTTATGGACAATGTTCTGTTTTGTAAAATTCGCATCCCTTGCAGGACAGACGATTTTTGATATATAATTTTCTATCAATATTGATAAGAGACTTATGTAGCAAATCTGTTGCGTTGCTAGTCTTTTTAGGACCTGATGTAACTCTAAAAATTTCGACATTATCTTTTTTTGCTGTTCGCTTCAATAGCGCAAAATGTGTTTCAACCATTTTTGGATCAATATCGTGCTTTTGGCAAAAGAATTTTTTATACAAGGTTAACTGGTATGTGATCATTTTGCTAGACCGTTTTTCCCTATCCCAGCCCCATGAACATGTTTTCCAATCAATAATATGATATTTTCCATCATCAGTTTTGACTACTAAGTCAATATAACCTTTAAAGACAAGATTGTCAAGGGAAAAGTTCAATATTTTTTCATATAATTTCTCTTCAACTGATACAACCTCGAAGTCACCGAAGGTTTCTTTCAATGCAGGAATTATTTGAGGACTAATTATTTTTGCTTGTCCTCGCATTTGTTCAACAAGTTCTTCTCTTGTTTCGGACAATTCTGCCAACTCTCTCTCAAAATGGAGATCAAAGAACTCATCATAGTCTGATTCTTCGAGTAGCTCCTGTACAGCGTTTTCGCATAGAGCATGTAAAGAGCGACCAAAAGCAGTATATTCATTTCCTGTAAATCCTTTAAGTTTATCAATATATAATAATTTGTGTTTTCTTGGACACTCAGTCCAAATTTTTAATTCCGAATAAGATATGTGCTTCATTAGTCCTCCATAAATTCTAAAGCCTCAAGTTTTGAAAATAATACAGGACAGTGTTTTTTAATTTTTGTCTTATCTTTCATGAAATAATGTTCAAAACCAATCGCAAAATATTCCCTAAGAGATGTGGTTGAATATGGACTTGGAAACGTATTAGCAATCAGTTGCCAAAGAGAGTCATAGCCCACCTCTTTATATAAATAAAGATCAATCTCTTCTTCATAATGAAAAGTATTAATCAAAGAACTGGGTGGATTATAATTGTACGCATCCAGCACAGTGTGTAACACTCTTCTTTTCTTAAGGAATTCGTTTTTTAGCTCACTATCAGCATAAATAAACTCTGTGTGCCTTTCTTCAACAGAGTGAGCTAATTCGTGAATAATGTCATCAATCATGTCTTTTTCGGAGGATTGTTCATTAGTAACATAAATTGCGCCATCTTGAAACACCGCATTGACCTCTTTGTTTTTGAAAACATCAAATTGTCCAATATAAATAATGTCTATACCAGACATCAAATGTGAAGGGACAAGTCTTTTGAATGTTTTAAAGACTAAATCTAGATTATAATTCTCAGGAAGAGGGTCTTTAATGAAAATATCTACCTCGTGCATTTTATAGTGATCCTTCAGTCTGTTTGATCTTTTGGCTGATTCGTGAATCCATTGCATATTGATCTCCAATTATAATATAATATAACATACCACAATGCAGTTGTCAAGAAAAATTATCTATCAAACGAAGAAAAAAGTATAAGCAGTGCTTGAGAAACATCCTTTGATCTAACATATGGAGGATGCTTAATTTTTTTATCGGGCCATTGTTCGAATATTTCTTGCTTTGATTGGCCCATAAGTCCGTCCGCAACAATAATCGTTCTTTTCCATCTTGGCTGGAATTCAATTGTTCCATATATCGGTACAGAAGCAGAGCCGATTATTATTCCTCTTTCGTCATGTAAGTTTAGAATAAACGATGCTTCCATCTCCTCCCGAACAATTTGGGATGTTAGGGACCAGTGTCCATTTTCTACAGAACAGCCAACAGCATCTTTGTTGTAATCGCATTTCGGATCAAAATATTTGATGTTTTTATAATCGTATATTTGTATCTCTCTCTTTATGAAGTTTACGCCTTCCCACCTCGCATAATAATCATTGATTGAGTGTCTGTGTGTTCTTGCATTTGCAGAAATCAAATGAGTCAGGCTAACAGGATTATCTCTTTCTTTGTCAACATAAATAACGATGCCACGTGGAGATGAAATTTCCATAGAATAGTCAGGCTCTTGTGCATAGAGCGCAGAAAATAGCGCAAAAAGTAATATAAATAGCATTGGTCCCCCCCTATAGTATCTTTGAGGCCAAAGTTGCTAATTTGCTCCTTTCTCCTCGCTTAAACGTTATGTGCCCAGACAAGTCATATGTCTTGAACTTTTCGACAGCAAATGCCAAACCGTTGCTTGTTTCGTTTGTGTAAATATTATCAATCTGCTCAACGTCTCCAGTCAAAACAATCTTGGTGTTGTCTCCAATCCTTGTGATAATTGTCTTGACCTCGTGCGCTGTGAGATTCTGGGCTTCGTCAATAATAACAAAAGCGTTGGAGATCGAGCGACCACGAATGTATGTCAGAGCCTCAACTTCCAGTTTACCTTTCTCCATAAATCCTTGGAGCATAGTTCTATCGTGACCAACAACCATTTGTAGATTGTCTTGAATCGGCTTTAACCAAGGCAACATCTTTTCTTCCATTGTGCCCGGAAGGAATCCAATGTCCTTTCCGAGAGGCTGTACTGGTCTGGAGATTATAATCTTTTTATATTTCTTTTGTCCCATTCCTAAACACTGTTCCATTGCAGCAGCGATCGCCATTAGGGTTTTTCCTGATCCGGCCTTACCGATTAGAGTCACCAGAGGAATATTATCATCAAAAAGCAGGTCAAATGCAAAGGCTTGCTCTTTATTGCGAGGTTTGATTCCCCAGCTAATTTCAGGCCATTTTTGCAAGGTTGGTTTTAGGGGTAAGTGAGATGCATTGAAACGACAAAGTGCAGTTTTTTTGGGGTTAGCGGACGATTGAAGCATAAGAAACTGATTTGGATAGAGTTGTACTCCCTGCTCCTCGTCTAAGATAATTTCTTCACCAGCATAAAAGTGATCAATAATCTGATCATCAACTAGAATCTCTGTGAACCCATCGTACAATTTATCTGCGTCTTCAACGGCCTGTAGTGTTTCGTAGTCCTCAGATTCAAGTCCCAAAGAGTTTGCAATGACACGCATGTTTATATCACGTGAAACAACAATGGTCTTTCGCTTAGGCCACTTATCTTGAACACATAATGCCGCAGACAAAATAATGTGGTCTGGCACTGCCAAGTCCAATGAGTTCTTGGATATTCCTTCAAAGTTATGGTCGCAGACCTTAATAATTCCTTTGCCTTGTTCTGGTCTTATTCCCTTTACCAGAGAGCCTTTCTCACGAAGACCGTCAAGATGTTTGATTATTTTTCTTGCGTGAAAGCCAACTGAATCTTGGCGTTTTTTGTGATTATCGACCTCTTCAAGAACTTTCAAGGGAATAAACACATCATTGTTCCCAAAAGAAAACAATGCATCAGCATCTGATAGAAACACTGAAGTATCAATAACGTAATTTTTCTTAGCCATCTTATCCTCTCATAATTTCTTTAACTAGTGGCAACAAAGCACTAATTAGCGACTCAAGTTTGAGATCGTCTTTGTCCTCAAACCCCCAATTTGATTGTATTTTTTTTACTGAAGCTCTGTGTTGTTTTTGTTGCTTGATCAATTTGTTCCACTCTGGTCCGTCTTTGTTGACTTTGCCAAGTCTTCTTTGAATATTCTTAAGTTTTTTCAATGCAACACTATATTCTCTTGAATCTTCTGACTTGTTCCATTCATCCTTATCAACTACATCTTCCCAATTTTTAGATGTTGTTTGTTCTTGTTCGTCTGATTTTGGCTCCTGCTTTATTATAGACCTTAAGATTCCAATTTTTTTGCCTATTTCAGGTGCCTTTCCTGACACCACCATAGCCTTACTGATTCTGTCTACTTTTGCTTGAGTCTCGGCATCTAAGGCCTGATATGCTTTGTTAATTTTCTTTTGTGCTTCTGGTTTTGGAGAAAAGAAACTGTTGTTGGTAGTAACTTGTTGCCATGGGTCACCTTTCTTTACTTTTTCCTTTAGTAATCTATCATATCTTAGAGGAGCAACAAAGCCAATAAAAGCGGCCAAGTCATCATCAAAATCAAAACCTTTTTTGTTATTGTTGCTTTTCCAACTGCTTCTCAACAAGTTGTAGCCTTCGGACTCTTTCACCTCATCACTTAGCTTATATGAAGGTTCCAAGTCCTCTTCGCCAGTGTCATCGGTATCAGTTTCTTCACCAGTGTCATCGGTATCAGTTTCTTCACCAGTGTCATCGGTATCAGTTTCTTCACCAGTGTCATTGGTGTCGGTCTCTTCTCCGGTATCCTGTTCTGGGTTTATGACGTCGTCGATTTCTTTGTCAATAATTGCCGGCAACTTGTCTTTGATTTCCGTATCCGTATCAACAACTTGTGGGCCCATTAATTGCATGACCTGTTTTTTGATTTTGTCTTTATCCACGTTATCATCTCCCGCAGATAATTGTGGAAATTCTTGACTTATAGTGTCTTCAATTTTGCCAATAAGAATTCGCTCTTCATCGCTTATTTCACCATCATCTCCATCTTGTTGATCTAGATCAGGTTGATCTTGGTCTTCTTGATCTTGGTCAGTTTGGGTTTGTCCTCCACCGGCGCCGGGGTCTTTCCATGGAAAAGTGAATTCCATAACGTTGCCTTTATTCATAATTTCAACGACTTTTTTGGTTACTTTGGCCCACTTCTCATCTTTCAGAGACAATTTATATGATATATAAAACATATATTCCAAAATAATCTTCCGACAAATTGGTGCAAATTTCCGCACAGCAAACCACGTTTTGAATACTTCTTCTGTTTCTACTTTTCCTTTTTCATTGAATTTAAGCATAAAGCCCAGATCGGAGCCTCTAAAACGCTTATCATGTTCTTTAAAAACTTCTGTTGTGAAAAGAAACCTAATCACCCGAGCTTGTTTATAGGCATTCTCACTGAACTCACGCAACAGCCTCTCAACAGATTCGTTTGTTTCCTTTTTGTTCCTGAGGCCTATCTCGCCATTCTTTACAGCATCACGATATATTTGTTCAATGTCAATTCCCTGAAAGGCTTTTGCCAGACCAGTTTTGGTCCATGGCGGTGCCTTGCCACTCCTTAAGTTAGATTTTGGATTTTCAATTCCGTTTTCAAGTTGGTTTTTGATATCATCATTGAAACCATCTGTTTTCTGTATTCTTTTTATTGTGTCATCAGAGAATTTTTTTCCTTCGTCGGAAGTAAACGGAGGAATGTTACCTATAATTTCCATTATTTTTCTAGTGTCTTCATCGGCATCTTGATCAGTTTGGTCTTGATCGCCTTGTTGTTGATCTTGGTCTCCTTGATCTTGATCGTCTTGTTGTTGGTCACCTTGGTCTTGGTCTTGATCAGTTTGATCTTGATCACCTTGTTGTTGGTCACCTTGATCTTGATCTTGGTCTCCTTGATCTTGTTGTTGGTCACCTTGATCTTGGTCGCCTTGATCTTGATCGGTTTGATCTTGGTCTTGGTCACCTTGATCTTGATCGGTTTGATCTTGGTCTTGATCGGTTTGATCTTGGTCTTGGTCACCTTGATCTTGATCGGTTTGATCTTGGTCTTGGTCACCTTGCTTTGCTTTGTCGGTTCTGAATAGGCGACCAGCAAAAATATGGGTTGCTAGACTTTTATTCAACTGAGCATCAAATTTGTTCATCACATCTGATAGGGCCTTTATAAGAAGAGCTACTGCCTGTCTGCTTTCTGGTTTTGATAGCGTCTCTTGGAACCAAACTTGAATATCTGTCTGTTTGGCCCTTTCTAAATCAACAAAAAAGTCTGTAAATTTAGATTTATCAAACCCAAAAGCACCTGATAGGGATTGAAAGTGAACCTTTGCAGTGTTAACATCTTCTGTAATTTTTTTCTTTTGAGCCGATTGGTGGCCTAAAACCATCAAGTGTGCAATAAGGGTCTTGAGTTGTATTGACCCTTCAGATTTTGAATCTGCGAGATCGACACCAATTTTGTCAGCGGCGGATCTTATTGAAGAATCAAGTGCGATTTGTTTATTAATAAAGTTTCTCCAGTCTTGCATACTTTTTATTTCAAATAATTGCTTATCACCAGTAGCCTCATCGCCGTCTGTATCTGGGTCCTTAGTAGTCGGGCCTTCAACTTTCTTTTTTGCTTTATCTACGTCTGGTACGCCGGGAACTTCGACTTTTTTGGTTTCGACCGGATCGTCAAATTGCTTTGGCATTTCCAGCCCAAACATCCTTGCAATAAATTCTGCAAATGCTCTGACTTGTTGAGCCGCACCTTGGATCGCTGTTGCACCACCACGAGGGATTTCATTGGGCAAGTTCATAAGAACAGCAAAGTTATCACCCAAATACAATTTTACCGCTTCATCATATTTGTCTCGAATGTCTTCAGCATTAGCCTTTCCTTTTCCAAAAACTCTACCCTTTGGAAAATACCTCAAGATTGATTCCAATTCCTCAAGGGCCTTTTCCATTCTAGGCAAAGTTTCAGATGCCGGCATGTGTTCACCGGCAATGCCCAAAATCTCTTCCAATGAGTTGACGACAGAGTCATAGACTCTTTCAACTTCATCAGCCATCTCTTTTAGTTCTGGTTTTTGCTTTTTAGAGGCAGATCCAAGCGCACCAGACAAGTCACGAAGATCTTCATATAAAGTTCCACACAGTTTTAACATCTGTTTCATTTTCTTTTTAGATCTTTCAATCCAGTATTTTCCTGCTCTTTTGCCTGCGAATTTTTGTGCGCTTCCCAGTTCATTATTGCTTGCGGCTTTGGCTAGCCTTATAAACATTTTTAGATCTTGCTTGTAAGCAGCAATCTCTGTTCTTGGCATTTTCTGTTCGCCGATGACTTCTGGTTTATCTTGTGTGACCTTGGGTTCTTTTAGTTTTGACCTTTCATACCCAGATCCTTTGATTTCTTCAATCTCGCCTTCAATAAAGACTATAAGATCCTTTATAATCTCATGCTGTTGGTTTTTTGTAATTGCTATACCTTTATCTTGACAATTGGCTAATGATTTTTTTCTTTCGTATCTTGAAAGCCCGGGCTCCATATCGCAATAAAATTTATTTTTGAATTTATCAAAAGCAGCCTCAAACTGTTGGACTTCTTCTGGTGTGTCGCCTATTTTATTTGGGTTTCCTTCACCACCGCCGCCATCACCACCAGCATTACCTTTATCGGTAATTACTTTTAAGACTTCTTTTGTCTCTTCATCTCCAAGATCAAGTTTCTGTTTTATTTGCTTTACAAGTGTCAGGGCAGCTTTTTCCTTATTATCGCTTGGGACAACCGCCAGTTTTTGGCCGGCCTGATCAACTAAGGCTTTGAGTGCTTTTTGCTTGTCATCGTTTCCTTCATTATCATTGTTTACATTCGCTACAATTTCACCAGCAACCTTTTTCTTGTCTTCATCAGAAATTGTGACACCATCTAGCATTTGGGCAAGCGCCGCTTTTTGCTGCTTTTTTGGCTGCTGTTTGACAATTTCAGTACCTTTCTTAACAATCGCAGGCAGATCCGGTTTCTTTGCATTGTCTGGTAAGGCGGCGGCTTCTTCATTTATAAAGTTGCGCCAATTTTCTAATAATAGCTTCATTAGTTTCCCTCTTAGATTTGTTTTACTTACTAAATAGCAAAAAAGGAGGCTTTTAGCCTCCCTTTATCTTTATTTCACTTTAATTCAAAAACTCATCCTTTGGAACAGTCTTACTAAGCAGAAACTCCATTAGTGATTCTAGCTCCGGCTGCTGGGAGACTACCCAGCCCAATGTACAAATACTAGCAACCTCTTTCATGTCTAAGCCAATTGTACCGGCTTTTTTAGATCCTAATATCAAATCATTAACTACCTTTTTCAACTCAGGATTATTATCGTTCTCTAGCTTTTGCATCAATAACTCCATTGTTGTGAAATCAAATTCTTTTTTCATCCCTTCACTCCTTTTACTTTCTTAACTAAATCAGAAGAAGACTGTATCTTTCCTCCGCCGACATTCCACAACATTGTTATGCCAATCTCTTCACAAGTGTCCATCTCGGGTGTATTTTTAGCTACTCGATCGCCACCATTTGCAAAATAGTCGGGCTTGAATCTGCGCAGAGCAGAACAAACTGTGCCTTCGGAGTCATCAACATTGCTCACAATTGCCACGCCCTTTATGCTACCAACAATGTAGGCCCTTTCTTCAAAGGACATAAAATTAAATCCTTTTTTTCTTACTAACCACTCATCAGAATTCAAAAACACAATGACATTGCCATATTCAGCAGCCTCCCTGATCATCTGTACGTGACCTTTGTGGATGGGATCAAAACCACCGCTAACAGCAATTGTTGGTACTCTTTTCATTTTTACTCCTTGAAAAAAATTCTCCAATCTTTATGAATTGGAATGTTTCTATTTAGATCTAATAAACTTACTCTAGGCGAATGCGGCCTTTTTATTAGAGGCATTTGTGCTTCTTTCGGGGTTCTATCTCTTTTCTTGGAATTGCATACCTTGCAAGATGCAACAATGTTTTCCCATGATTTTGCACCGCCTTTTGACTTTGGCTTAACGTGATCCATGGTTAGATCATCAAATTTGAAAATATTGCCGCAATATTGACACTGATTGCTATCTCTCCAAAACACGTTCTTTCGATTACATGATAATCTAAATGGGAACCTACGGACATAGTTATGAAGAACAATAACTGATGGGATCTCTATTCCATCAATTAGGGACGATGAAACAATCTTTGCTCTACCAGAATAACACATATTGAAAGCCTTGTATGTGCTTATAATTTCTAGAGGTTGCCAAGCAGCATCTAGTTTTAATGAGTAACTGTTTAACCATTCTTGTTCCACATATCAATTAGTTTTTAAAAATCAATTTCGCCGCAGCGCCCTCTGTTGGTAGTTTGTCTTTAGCTAAATCAGGTAAAGAAAAATTATCAATAAATGATTTGAGTTCATTGCAAGCTCTTTTGTAGTCTGGTTCGAACTCTACTGTTGTCTTGCCTCCATGGCCATGGATAGCGTGAACTTCTCCAATGTTGTCATAAATTGTAACAGAAGGGTGCTCAGAGAGCCATGTCACTGCCACCTTTCCATTATCAAAGACGAAACCTTGAGCCACTCTACCAGTACCGCTTATTCCGCTTTCATCTTCTTCTCTTCTTAGGTAAAATATTTTCATAATTCTCTCCAAATAAATAACAGAGAAGAAATCACAAACACTGCTTCAATGATGGTGTCAAGTAAGCATTCATATGGCTTCTCTGTTGTAATGGTACACCCATCAGGATTTGAACCTGAAACCTACGGCTTAGAAGGCCGTTGCTCTATCCAGTTGAGCTATGGGTGCTAAATCCAATCAAACTCTTTGTTATTTTCTTCTTCCTTTTTTTTGGCTTGTTGTTGTTTTTCTAATTCCTCAATTTTCCTGATGTGGATAAATTTCAAAATCTCATAGACAGCATCCATCCACCCCTCATCAGTAATTGGAATACATTGGAGAGTGCTTTTTTCTAACTCAACAGATAATAGAGGATCAAAAAAAATTGATTCGATAGTAATTTTGCCCCCAGAGTAGTGAGCACTCAAGGTTGTCTCGGTGTTCAAAAAATGATTCAAGTCCTTCATAAAGAGGTTGCATTCAAAAATGTTTTTACCATCCAAACTTATACCGTTCTTAATAAGATCTGAGATCATTTTGACGACTTCGATTTCACTCACCATTACCAATTCTCCTGATTATATCTTGTATTATTTCAACTGTGTTGTCGGGGTCCTTAGTGCAATATGCACGGTTTTCCTGCGATAAAAGATCATAAATTTCCTTGTCATTGCCATTAGGACCACATCTATCACCAACAAACCAGCAAATATGCTCAGGAAAGTGCCTTAGTGCATAGGTCTTGTCCCATCCAGTAGGATAAATATCAAATGATGTTTCGCCTCCTAATTTTACGGTTACATTTTTAGCACACCTAAGATTTATTCGATACTTTAGTTTGTTTATTTCACGCTCTCTAAGGGAAGGAGAATATGACAAGTCGCACTCAATAAACTGCTGTCTCTGTTCGGTAGTTGCATTTCTGCCAACCGGAGACCAGTTAACCATTGAGCCCCTACAGGAGATAAAATGTCCTGTTAGTGGGAAATCGTAATGACACATTTCTTCTTGGCCGCTAGATAATAACATTATCAATTGCTTATAACAATTCTTTCCTAAGAAAGTCTCCATATTCATTTCATGAATGAGTTTATAAACGTCATCAGGGAGTCTTGGAGGGTAATAGTGTTTTGTTCCATTACATGGCAACAAGTGCGTAACAAATCTCAACTCAGAAAATCTGATTATTAGGTTCATTTGTTGATGTAAATAGTCAAAATCAGAACCTGTGAGTATTCCTATTTCAGCATTTGCTGATAATTTTCTTAATGGACCCAGTAACTTTTTTTGAAATGGCATTCTAGGTTCAGTTAAAGTACCATCCATATCAAATAATACAATATGTTTCTTTATCATTTATTTCTCTTTATTATAATATATATTATAACATATATCATATTATTTGTCAAGTAAATTTATTCTAT